TGTGACGTGCGTTTTGGTAACGTTAGATCGCCGGAACTCTCTGTGTTGTTTGAGGAATTCCGCAAGGTTTCTGGTGTCTTCTGAGACGAGAAAAGCGTTCGAAATTCTATTAAGCAGGAACTTTCAAGAATTGGAAAGCGAAGTCCAACTCGATTGCTAGAAGACCCCGAAACGGTCAAGGCAATTGATGCTAAACTTTCTGAGTGGGGTATTTGATAAGCAAATGAAAACAAAACACACCCCCGGACCTTGGCTTACAATCGGAGGAAATCTTGTATACGCGCTACATAAGCTAGATGGCCGTCAAGTCAACCGTTTTTCAGCATCTATTTGCTATTACCACTCTCAAGGCGGTACAGAAGAAGAAGGACTAGCAAACACGTTGCTAATCGCCGCAGCACCGGATTTGCTTTGCGAGCTTATCAACCTGAGAACGCAAGGCGGATTCCGCGACCTGTCACACCTAGAAGAAGTGGACGCGCTCATCGCCAAAGCAACCGGAGAACAACCATGAAAATTTACCTTTTTGTTTCCTGTGTTTTTGCTGTTGTTGCTGCCTTGTTGGCGATTTTTGGTTTTCAAGCGTTTATTGCAATCCCGTGCATTGCGATTTCGATGGCTTCACTATTCGCCTACAAAACTGAAAGCGGAATCGCAAAGGAGGAAAAAGAGTTTACTAAGTGGAAGCCATGACACCTGAAACACAACGAATCGCAATCGCGGAGGCTTGCGGGTGGTCGGGGTGTCGTCATGTGGAGCAATTAAGAGACGTGGCAGGGATTCCTCCTGAGAACTGGAAGGGATACAAAATACCCGGACTTGATGAAGCATGGGCTCCTAACTACCTCAACTCGCTCGACGCGATGCATGAAGCGGAAATGGCGTTGATGAATGAAGATCCTCATGCCTACTCTTGCTATACTTCGAACATGTTTGAAGAGCATGGAAGTGATGCAATTAGCCTAAGCGCAGAAGAGCGTGCTAAAACTTTTTTGGAAGTACTTGGTCTTTGGGTTGCTGAAAATTAAACGATAATGACACCAGAAAAAGTTAGAGAAGCTGCCGCCGTGATGCTCGCATTCGCGGACGGGAAGAAGATTGAATGTCGAAGCAAAAACTCACACCCTACAGATTGGGTGGAAAAGTATCACATGCCGTGGGATTTTGAAGAATTTGACTACCGCGTCGCCCCCGAGCCGTGGACCGGGAAGATTTGGGTACATCTAAGAAGCGGTGCCGTTCGCGATCAATGGCACTTCAATTGTGTTACACCAACCGCAGCAGACTGGAAACTAATTACCGCGAAAGAAGTGGGCGATGAGTGACCGACCGACACCGAGGACGGATTGGGTAAACTCTACCAGCGCGGCCAATTTAGAAGACCGCTACGACAGAATGCATGATTTATCGGAGGAGCTCGAACGCGAGCTTGCCAGAGAAAAGTTAATTGCCAAATCCAATTGTGAATTTGCTTACGATCTTGCAAGCAAACTTAAAGCATCAAGAGAAGAAAACCTTGCGCTCAAAATCAAAATCAGGAATCTACAGGACGTTGTAACCACTGATTGGGAATCAAAAGAGGCTTTTGCGAATCGAGTTCGAGATATTATCTTCCATTAGAAAATGAGTGAAACACCAAGAACGGATGCCGTTATTTTCATTTCTCGAGGAATGGGAATAATCCCGACGCCTTCTAAAGAAGCTGTAAGAGCCGATTTTGCCCGAGATCTTGAGCGGGAACTTGCCGCAGCAAAAGATCAATGGCGCATGTCCTCAGTCTGCCGAGAGCTTTCCGCAAAGCTGGAAGCCGAGCGGGCGCTTGCGGACAGGCTGGCCGCGCTCCTACTGTTCAATGAGGGTGAGGTGGGAGACGAGCAGCAGCCGACATTTACGCCATCGCACGTTGCAGCCCTAGCAGCATGGAAAGCCTCCCGAGATGAACAAAAGCCATGAGTGACACACCGAGAATAGATGCTTTTTGCGACAGCATTTCCAAGAAATATAAAGACGACTGGAACCGATGGCAGCTCACTGCGAGTTTTGCCGCCGAACTTGAACGCGAGCTTTCCGCAGAGCTAGCAACCGAGAGAGAGCTGGCGGATAAAATGGCAAAGTCAGCGCAAGAGCTAATTGAAAGATGGGAGAGTCCTTCTTGGAAAGACGTTCCTCATACTGAAAAGTTTATACGGTCTCTTCATGATGCTTTGGTTGCGTGGAAATTTGTCCGTGATAAAAATGACCAAAATCACCTACAAGAAAGCAATGAGTAAACAAGCGACACCTAGGACAGATGAATACGTTAAGACCCGTGCGTCACTTGCTTATTGTGTTGAACGAGATACTGCGGATTTTGCACGAATGCTTGAGCTAGAACTTATAGAGTTACGAACTTGGTCATAAAAACTTGCTGACGTAGCCGACGAAATGAGATCAGAACTTCAAGCCGAACGAGCGCTGGCGGACAACCTGATAACATGGACAATTGAACACAGAAATACATACATGGGGCAAGTTCCGCATACTAATTGTGAATGCGGCGATTGCCAAATTTTGCCAATTCTTGATGCGGATATAGCCGCATGGAAAAAAGCTAGGCATAAAGGCAATTAATTCTATATACAAAAAGCAATGAGCGACCAAACCGCACCTAGAACAGCTGCCGCCCTTGAGAAACTACGAGACGGTAACGGTGGAATCATCTGGCGGGTACCCCCAAAAATCGCCAGAGATCTTGAGCTGGAACTCATTGAGGCGCACTCAGAAAACCTAGAGCAGGCCCGACTGCTTGGCATGAGCGCTGAAAGAGAAGCTTCGCTTCTTGGTAAGATGGAAAGAATGTCTCGAGAAATCGACAACTTAAAAAGTGACATTAATCAATACGATCTTGATATGGTTTGCGCTTTGAAAGAAAGAAACGACTCAAAAGAACAGTGCGCTCAGTTACTTGAAAGAATTGATTATATTTTTAGCAATCTGAACGGAAACAACTGATTTGATTCTAAATGGAGGTGGAAGCATGAAAGATAATAAAGAAAGAAACAGCAATGGTTTTGACGTCAAGTTGGTGATCAACGAACCAGTTAATGTTTATAAAGCGCACCTTGGTACGGACGCGATCAAAATGGCAGGTGCTGCCAATGTTTTCAACGTAATTTGGAACCCTGAAAATTTTGGTGTAAGCAAGGCTTCCGATATTGCACCTCATCTTGAGCGTGGAATTGAGATTCTCGAAAAAGATCCAGATTTTTACAAGTCACTTCAGTCAGAAGAAAAGTGGTCCACTTACGAGAACTTCTTAGCTTGGCTAAAAAGATACCTGAGCGCTTGCCGTAATCATCCAAATGCAGAAATTCATATTGATCGTAATTTCCTTTGTATGTAATTAAGTTTTCCAAAAGGAACAAGATCGAAAAGACAGCAATGAGACAAACCGAAATCGTAGAGATCGTAAGAAGCGCACTAAAGGAAGCAGCTAAGAAATTTGGATGCAAGCCATCGGAAGCTTTAAATCCAACCAAATATCGCCCGGATACAGTAAAGGCTAGGAACCTAGCTATTAGGATGTCATCTGAAAAAGGACTGACAAGAAAACAACTTACAATGGCGTTCAATCGGGACGAAAAGACCATCAGGAATGCGCTGAAATCTTCGGAACTCAATTAAGCCAAAACCAAAAAACAAATTAAAGCAAGTAGGCCATTTGGGTTTACTTGCTTTTTTACTTTTTATTAAGCGCTTCGCGCTTGATCAAATAATGAAGTTGCTAACTTCAAGAAAAACAAAAACAAAACAAGAAAGGACAACAATATGGCACACGGACTTACTAATCGGGACATTCAAGCAGGCAAAGAGCAAGCTTGGCATCGGCTTACCAAGGTGTTCCCGGTAATCAATCGAGAAAACAGCATGCCTTTCGAGGTGCGCGAAACTCCTATTTGCTACAAGGTTCCGGGTGGACCCTTTGAGCAGGAGCGGATCATTGAAGACCCAGACTGGAAGATCCTTCTGGCTACTGACGACAACCTTCCGGTGGGTGATCCTTATGGCTCTACCTATCATCCTACCTCTATTGACGGGTTTTGGAAGGTGATTGAGCAGGGCATGGGTGAGACTCCTTACGAAGTGATTTCTGCTGGCACCACCGACAATCGCGGTAAGGTGTTCGCAACCATCAAGGTTACTGAAGGCTTCCGAATCAAAGATCGTGAGTTTAAGGACTACGTGAACATCCTTGACTCGTTTGACAAGAGTTGCGCCCTTACTGCCTGCTACTCCACCATCTGCACGGTTTGCGCCAATACGTTTGCTGCAAACCTCCAGTCTGGTAACGTACTTGGTAAGGCAAAGCACACTGCACTGATCGACGTTAATATCCAGCGGGTGATTGACGCCATTGATTCCTTTGTTGGCACCTCTGCTTACTTCCAGCACCTCCTGACCAATGCTGATGAGACCCCGTGCTCCCGTGATGAAGCTCGCGCTTGGATTACTGGTCTCGAGTGCCGCAATACGGGCAATCTGACCAACGGTATTCGCCAACGCACGGCTCGCATCATTGAACTTTTTGACGGCGGCAAGGGCAACAGTGGTCGGACTCGTCTTGATGCCTTCCAAGGCCTTACTGAGTTCTACAGCCACGAATCTAGCCGCAACAGCGACAATCAGCTTTACCAGTCCGAATGGGGAACTGGTGCTCAGGTTAAGCGATTTGTGGCAGCGAACTTCGACACCACTTGGGAAAAGTTCCGCAAGCAGGGCGAAGCTCTTCTTTCTGCTTGATCCCTAGTGGTCGATTAGACAGGCTAAAACTTCCCCCCGAAAGGGGGATTAACCAAAATGCACGAAACACCACTATACCACCAAGGCTCCGTCCTCACGGAAGAAAACATTCCGGTCATCGCCTCAGAATACGACCTCCCTCTGGATGTCGTTCTTGAGGTGATTTCAAAGCGCAGAAGGCTGGATATTGATATTAACGTGGAAGACTACCCTGAATCCATTCAGGACAGACTTAGTGACTTCCTTTATGAAGTTACCAGTGAATCCTCCATCGTTAAAAATGAAATCGTTGAGAGTGCAGCCATCCAACTCATGGGTGCGATGTCGAACGATGATTCGTTCATTATCACTCCAGACGGGGTTTGTACGATCAATCCAAACAAGCCACCTGAACTGGTTCACGCTTATCAGGTTGTCTCGAATGTGCTGAAACTTCGCGATCTTGGAGGCGTTGTTGATGAGAAATCTGCTTGGATGCTCGGCTCCATTATTTCCTCTCTTCGAAATCATTTCGGTGAGGAATTTGACCCCTCTCAGGTCGTCGAGCTTACCGAGAAGAGCTACAATACCATCTACACCGCAGAGAAGGTTTACGAAGCTTACAAGGATAAGAGATTTAATCTTCCTTACTCGCATCACAAAGAAGCATTCTTCATCAAGATTCCAAAGGAGTCTCAGGATTTGCTACTGAGAAAAGCGGAGACCTTCGGTCTTGGTCCTAAGCATATTCGCAATTTGGGTTCGATCATCAAAAAGATGGAGGACGATCAAGTTGTTCGGAATATCCGTTCCAAGAATCAAGCGGAAGACCTGATTCAAGCGCACAAGGAGAACAAAGTTCGATACATCATCTTCAATGAAGATCAATGGTTTGAACTGATGGGAAATGCTTCCAGCATCCCAACAGGAAGACTTGTCATCGACCTTAAGAACCTGACCGTGCGCAAGGACAATGGTCAACCGATTGAGATTAAACCGCTCCGAAAGAGCAAGTGATTCCATTAGCCCGGCTTGCAATTAAAGCAGGCCGGGCTTTACATTCTAATGAGAAATAACACAGAAGGTTGGCAGGACCTTGAAAAAGAAAACCCTGAAGCGTTTAATGACATCATGCTTTTCTTTAGAAAGCTCAAGAGGGCTACTGAAGGCATTCAGATGGAAATGGCCATTTGTTTGCTGCAAGATGACAAATTCAAGCAGGCGTTTCTTGAAGCAGAGAATAAGCCTGAGGAATATGCAATGAAAGTCATTGACGCCAATGTGCGCCAATTCGTCTCCATTATGCCTCTGGCTCTTGCCAATGGTGTGAATCCAATCATGACGCTTCTTTCTTCTCACAGCGCTGTTACAGGAGATCCGTTGATTGATAAAATCATCACTAGGTTGAATGAAGAAGGGCTAGAAGAATCAGATGAATCAGATCTAATTTAACGAATCAAAAAAATGAAAGAACTCTCAAAGAAGTTGGGCAAAATCCAACACGAATTGAAGGCACCAAAAGACCTTCACAATAAGTTTGGTGATTACCGTTATCGCTCTGCTGAAAGCATTCTTGAGGCTGTGAAGCCTTTGTTGAATGAGGAAGGCCTTATGCTTACTCTCAGTGATCAAATCATTGAGGTCGGCGGTCGTATTTACGTTAGAGCTACTGCTACCATTTACGATGGCGAGCACACGATGCACGTTCAGGCTATGGCTCGAGAAGCAGAAACCAAGAAGGGAATGGACGATAGCCAGATTACTGGAGCTGCTTCTTCGTATGCTCGCAAGTATGCATTGAATGGCATGTTCCTGATTGACGACACGAAGGACGCTGACGCCACCAACGATCACGGCAAGGGTCAGGACGCTAAAGCACCAAAAGCCTCAGCCCCATCTGCTGAACAGGTCATCAAGGCAATCGACTCGGCAACAAGTGCTGAAGGCCTCTTGGTGATTGGCAACAAGCTGAAAAACACCCCTCTTGCAACCAATCAAGAAGTTCTTGAAGCATATAAGAAAAAGAAAAGCACCTTTCAATAAACAAACAAAATAGAAAACAAAGAAATGTCCGCTATTATCAGCATCGGCCTCAAGAAGCAAGACCTTGTGAATCTTCAAGATCGCAAGGGTTATATCAACCTCTCCGTTTACGTTGACGACAAGGTGGGTAACTACGGTCACAATGTCTCTGTAACCGTAGAGCAGAGCAAGGAAGAGCGTGATTCCAAGCAGAAGAAGCAATACGTCGGCAACGGCAAGGTTGTTTATGTCCGTGACGGAATCAAGACTGCCAAAGATCTTGAGAAAGAATCCAGCCAAGACGACGGCGACGACATCCCATGGTAATTATGGAAGACAGACAGATTCCAAACTCCTTGGTTTCTGAAAAGTTTGTCCTTTCTTCCTTCATCAAAGATCCGTCTTTGATGGAGGATTACACCGTGGAGGTTGATTGGTTTTTCAATTCCGCGCTTAAGACGATCTTCAAGACACTCAAAGAGACAAAGGTTTATGATGTTGCTCTTCTTGCGCAGCATCTTCATGACAAGGGTCTTTTGGATAGCGTTGGTGGACCAGAGAATTTGGCAACGCTTCTGAATTACGCCCAAGGTCAAGGTCTCAAGCAGCATCACGAAGAACTTCGTTCCAAGTATGCTCGCCGAATCGCCATTGATGTGCTCAGCAACGCCACAGAGGCCGTCTACGATTGCTCCAATGAAGAATACCTAAAGTTCCTGTCGGAACCCATCACTAAAGTCTTTGACGCCGCTTCTGGCATCAAAGCAGTCCGCGACCTTAAATGGCTATCCAAAGAGTTCATTGACGGATTCGAAGCTAAAATCGCTGGCAAGGAGCTGCCTATGGGTATTCCTTTCGGCATTCCTCTTGTTGATCAGCATCTTCGTGGTCTCCATCCTCAGCATTATGGGATTATCTCTGGTCGCAGTGGCTCTGGGAAATCTACTTTGGCAGTTGAGATTTGGGGTAATCTTCTTGATTCTAATGTGGGTGGTCTTTACCTGATCCTTGAACGCACGGAATCTAGTGCTTTTGCCAAAGCCGTGATTCAAGCTTCTAGGTTGCACCATGCCGCCATTGTCGATCCAGTTGGCTACGCCAAGAGTCAGAACCGCACCGGGTTGTCCAAAGAAGAGCTAATTGCCATCAGGAAAGCTGTCACGAAGCTCAACGAGTCCAATCTGCATATTCGCAAGCCTCAGTCTCGCGGAATCCATGAGATTATCGCTGAAATTCGGCGATACGTTCGTCTCCATGGCGTAAAGGTTGTTTTTGTTGACCAGATTGGTCTGATTCGTGGTGATCGCTTCAAGGGTGAGACTGCCGAAATGGAGCTCAGAAGAACCTCCAATACCCTTCAAGAGCTTTCTGATGAGCTTGGGATTACCATTATTGTGCTCTGTCAGGAGAACTTTGAGGGTGAAACCAAGAATGCTCGAGCAATTGAGGAAGATGCTGACTGGTGGCTTTCAATCGTTCAGGAACGCAACAAGCAGGCTTCCGACTTTGGACAGCACAAGCACATCCTGATTGCCAAAGACAGCCATAACGGGCATGGAGGCGTTCGCCTTCCTTTGATTCTGGACAAGGCGACTCTTCGTTTTGTTTATGGGGTTACATCATGAGACCTTTAGACCAGCTAAAAGGACACCTGCGTACCAAGGGCAAAGGATCTAAGCCAAGAGAAGGCTCTGAGGCCACCTACGATATTTTCGTCGGAGGTGGCCGATTTGCCCGAGGAAGAACAATTAGTGTCCAAGTAGGAGTAATAAGAGGATGGACCCGATTGAGGATCACCGTCAAAGAAGCTAGATACACAAGAAGTCCTGACATCTATGAAGTTTCAAGAGTCAGGCAACTTTTCTTCTTTCCAGAGGAAATTGTAACCCAATGCGTTGAAGAACCAAATAGCGATGATTTCGTAGATATTTGGGAAAAAACAGAAAATCACCTAACACCACCATCACAATGACGCCAGAAGTAAAAAGACACGTAAGCAAAATCGTAAATCAAATTGAAGGATTGAAGTATTGGGAAGCTCTCGATATTATTAATTCCCTTTCCGTTCAGATTTTTGTTTGTGCTCCGGGAAACAATGGAGAACTTGCAATTGAAGAATGCCACAGAGTTCAGAAACTTGCATTTAAGGATTACCTTAATGAAAAAGAAAAACAAAAAGGAATCGTGGACAAAGCAATTATCGACTTTAGTCAATACGCCAAAAGCGAATCCGAAGTTGGAAGTGTCCAGCCTGAAGAAGAGCAAAAAGAAGCCATCTAAAAGCAATACGAGGAAAAAGCTAGAAGCAGCATACAAAAACTCTTGGGATCAAATCCCAGGAGTTGTTTCTTGTGCGATGTGTGGAAGGCGTGGAGACAAAGAAACCTTCTCTAGGCATCATCCAGCAGGCAGGCGAAAGGCTGCTTTTTGTTTTACGTTTCAAGTTTGCGAAGTTCCATGCCACAAAGAGATTCACGCAAATCCAAGCAAAGCAACATTACTTGGGCTTTTGTGGACTGGCAGGAACTCTAAGGAATTAACGCACGCTGATGCTGAAACGCTAATTAACCGTTGCCCTTTTCCTCCAAATTACGCAATTGATCTCTTGTCGTTTACGACAAACTAAACAGAAATAAAATATGACTAACAATAAAATTACGGTTTCTGACCTCAATGAACTGGCTGATCTAATCCGAAAGTGGGGAACTGATCGCGGCATCATTGGTGACAGCGCAAAAGCCACCCAGCAGACTCAATTCGTCAAATTGCTGGAAGAGGTGGCTGAGTTGAATGAAGCAATCAAGGAGTCCAACCAACCGGAAATTATTGATGCCATTGGTGACTGCACTGTTGTTTTGATTCTTCTTGCTGAGCTTGCTGGCACTACGTTTGAGGCCTGTCTGGATTCTGCTTATAGCGTCATTTCCAAGCGCACCGGGAAGATGGTTGATGGAATGTTTATTAAAGACACTCCAGCGGCACCTGCTAGCGACGACGACGACTTTAATGAGCCTCTTGGCACTCCTCAGGGAAATTGCGATGGAGACGTTTGCGAGTCTTGCCAATAAAGTTGGCTGATCACGCTTTTGAGGCTTGATTAGCTCAAGCTAAAACCTAAAGAGGGCTGGTGCGGGTGTTCCAGCCCTCTACTTTTGATTGAACATGAAATACTTTAGAACAAGCAACACAAACATCCTTCTCGGCCAAATTGTTTTGCTTAAAAGGGAGCTTGAGGAAGCGTCTCAAAAAGCAAAGATTTACCAACACAGGTGGAAAGAAACAAGAAAGCACCTAAAACAAGCAAACAAAGGAGCAGAAAGAAATGCTATTGCGTTGGAGTTGGCCACTTTCAAACTCAATCAATTGAGAAAACTCACCATCAATAAAATCAATGAAGAAAACAGTAAAGAAGCAAGCAAGGAAGAATGCGAAAACTAACGTGTCTTTTGGCGATGTAATTGATTCCATTCCAGAAGAAATTCCGGTGTACCAAGAAATTGGATCAAAGACTGACATTGATGTAGAATACGCTGATTGCTGGGTTGATGATGAAAAAGAACCAGATGCTAAGGTTTCCGCTCCAGTCGAAGAAGTGAAAGAACAAGAAGTTCTAGCTCCAAAAGAAGAAGAGCAACCAAGTCATAAAGTCACCCGTGATGAACTAATTGAATCCATTCAGAGACTCATTAAAATCATCAGGTTCATTTACGGCAAAGCCAAGCACAAGGTCAAATACGACCCCAATGAAATTGCCAAAGCTACCAGATGGGTTGACGAAGCAGAAAGGCAATTGGTTCACATCAGAAAAGAGATTCTGAATGAAGAGGAAAAAGGAAAAGGAAATTAACCGTCTTTTCAATATCCTTGGATGGCATCCTGAGCCAATTGAATCAATTGTAGATGCTGAAGAAGCAACAGGAGAACCAGTGGAATACAAAAGCTCTCACAGGAGTTCCTGCGGCAAAAGCGCATACACAAGCGAAAGGGCAGCTAAGCAAGCCATGAGACACAGGCTAAATAAAGGCGCAAATGTTTCTCGACTTAGGTGTTACAAATGCGATGAATGCGGTTTCTACCACATGACCAGCAGGTTCATGCGATAAACCAACAAGCAGTATGCCACTTCACGAAACGTCGATTCCTCCGCTGCAATGCCTAGTTCGCAAGGAGTTCCTTACAGAAAAAGAAGAGCACGCAGGACAGTATGAAAGGGGAATCGCAGTGTCAGTTCGTTCTATTCCGGGTTCCTGTGCTTTGTTTCAGGTGCTTCTCGAGAATGGAGCATTGAGAGATAAGCTGCCAATTCATGCTCTTCACGATTACGAGCATGACCACATCTTCCCTTTTCATCACCTTCAGCTCTGGAATAGTTTTTCTGCTAATTTCTCTATTGTTGAAATCAATTTCCTTTCAGGGCTTAGGGTTTCGGTAATGATGAAGGACGGAACTTGGGCTGAAGGTATTTACCTTTGGACCATGCAATGGGGACCAGACTACACTAATGGTGCAGACATCACCCTAGCAATTCATCCCGAAGAGCATAAGAGTGGTCACTTCATTGCCCTTGATTGTGGCGAGTTTGCTATACAGCCAAACAATAGGCTGAAATGGCATGAGCCAAGCCACGTTACCAAAGAGTTTCCAGATAGGCCGGAATACGTCGTCAATAAAGAAGAATGGAATTGCGAGGCTTACTCTAAGTGGCAAACTGAAGACTCAGATGCTTGGCACTACCAAACCAAAGAACAATAAGAAAATACATCAAATGAAAATCCGTTATTCATTCTAATTTTCCGGGTTGCAAAATGACAAAGAAAACAGCCGATACTAAAATGGTATCGGCTGTTTTTTGTTACTTCTTGTCTTCTTTGATTGTTTCCCTTAGTTCAGCTGCTTTTGCTGACCTGTAATCTCTTAGGAATGGAATCGCTTCGGATGCCATGTAGGTTAGGATGTCCATTGTGGAAGCTCCAGCGTCGATTGCTTGGTAGGAAAGCACCCCAGTATCAATCGCATCGTAAATAACCGATGTAGGGGCTGTTGCGGAAGCCACACTTTCAACGACACCCGGATTGAACTCACGGACACCAATCGCATCCCTCTCGTACCAAGCCTGAGCAACTGGAATTGGTTTCTTTCCGCCAAATCTACTCATAAAGCTCATGATTTCTTCGGCGCTGTTATTTACGATTGGCTTAGCAAAGGAACTGATTGGAGAGTAACCAAACAAAACCCCAACGTATGGAACTGCTTGAGTGAACTCCATTGCGGTTTTCCCAAGTAGTTCAGCCTTAGCGGAAGCCAAAGCAGCTTCATCTTGTTTGAAGCTTTGGAAAAGTTCTTTCTCAGAACCAAATGCAAGCTGCTTGAACATCGATGCCACTGGACCGCTTTCTTCGGTGCCTAGGATCTCGTTGGCTTTCTCTTGCGCTTTTCTGGATGCTTCCTCCTCGTCATCACCGTCAAACATGTAGAAGACGCTCAGGGCAAGTGGCAGCAGGGTGTGGATCTTGAAGAATTGGAACATTACGTTTTGTCCGAGTGTCCCAACGATATTTTCAAGTGCTTCCTGCTTGGTTGCTTCATCACCATGCTTCAAGGCTGGCAGCAGTGCCGTCATGTTTGACGAGGTGGATGCCGTGTGGTTGGAGAATCTAGTAAGAGACTTCCAAAGAGAAGACCATACTGGGCTGTCAGACCTGTTCTGGAAGAGAGTTGACTTCTTACTGACATCAGACTGCCCCATCATGTCACTGACCTTAATTTCGGCCATTCTGTTCGCCAAAACGGGGATGTTTCGAGAATTGAAGTTGCTCAAAAGATCTTCCACCGTATTTGGAGAATTGATCGTATTCGCACGCTTCATTTCACTCATCAGTTCAGTGAGGAAAATAGCCTTGGAAATAAGCCTTTCACCGCTTCCGATTGTGAAGTCGAGAGCAGCTTCACCAGTGTTCTGATATTCTTTTACGAATCTCCCACCCCAAGACTGGAACTTCGACTGGTTGAATCGGGTTTGGTGCCTCAAAGCTTCGCGAGACTGGTCTTGCCCATCAACACCACGGAAGTAAATGTAAGGGGATACTTCTTTGGTAAACTTGGTGACTCGGTGATGGAATTGGGTTTTGTTTTCGTGTCCTCCAAGGAAGTTTCTCGGACTCTTAGCAAAATCAGCAGCCATCGACCCAATCAATTTAGAGAGGATCTTGAGGAAGTCGTAAGCTTCGGAGTGCTTCCCAATCGATAGCTTCTTGATCACGAAGAACGTAGCAGCAGGAAGAGTTTGGTTCCAGAGCTGTTGAAGAGAAGCAAGAGACCTCACAACAAAAACAGAGGAGGCAAAATTAGCAGCTTGAGCAAAAGCCGTATTAACCACGCCAACTTGCGAGTCATTGAAAATTACGGTTTCAATCTCGCTAGCCACTGCGGAAACAGCGATCTTGAAGTCTTTCATCTTGCTCTTGTATTCGCTAGAAAGCATTAGCCTAGGCGAAATCAAAAGGGACTTATCGACAATCGGAACCCCAGAGGGGTTTTGAACCCGTCCAAGCAACTTGCGCAAAATCAAGTAGTTTGGAGTAATGTTCGTTCTGTATAGGGAATCCTCAAGAATGGAGAATGGAGCAGCAAGACCATTGAGAGAAATCGGTCTCAAAACAGGAGCGTTTTCAACTTCTCGCTCTTGCCTTCCAAATCCACCATAAAAAGCAGACTTTCGAATATCAACAACATCAGCAGGATCGGGAATCCATTGACCTTCAGTTGGGGTTCTAACCTCGGCAGAGTCGGGGTTTGCAGCGTAAGCCAACTTAATCGGAACAGAACTATAAGTCCTGACCGTTGGGCTCAAGCCTTCGTCGTCTTGCTTGTTTCCAGTTTTGTCTTCTTCTTCAAGCCTTTTGGAAGTAACCGCTCTGGTTACTGCGGTCGCATTGTAAGCATCGAGAAGCTGATCGTAGATAGCATCAGCATAATTCTTGACGCCTTCTTGGTTCTTAGTTTGAGCCTTGAGCGCTTCTTCGAGTGCCTTGATGACCTTTCTGCTGTTCTGATCCTTGGCTTCCTCTTCCCCAATGAATTCGTTGCTGTAATCAACGAGACCGAAATCATCAAAAGCTCCAGATTTCTGAAGTTTGCTATAAATTGACTCGATCAGAGGAATATCGCGGATCATGTCAACGTGGTTGGCGTTGAGAAATCTACCCGCTTTGCTCTTAAACGCATTCTTTTGAGCACGGTCCAAATCCTTCAGGTCCTGCCAGCCAGCATCAATGGTTTTTTTCCATGCTCCAAGAGCTTGGGTGAGCGTCATACCGGAAGCGTCATTAAGACCCTTAAGCTGAGCAAGCATGTAACCAATTGCCTGATCCTTGGCACTTCCCTGAATACCAAGGAACTTGCGAGAAGCAGCTGCAATGGCATCCTGAGCGGACTTGTGAGCCGCTTGATGACCGCTTCTACCGGAACTGTTGTCAAAGCCACGCTCAAGGTAAGCCTGAAGGTGAATTGCAACGTCACGAGCAATCTTCGACTTCATGAACTTGGAACGATTCCGAGCGTCTTGATGGTGAACGTATTTCAGCAAGTTCTGAGGAACGTATCCATCCTGAATGGAAAGACCGCTAACAAGGTTCATCATGATTTGCTCGGATTCCAATTCTGCAAAAGCCAAAGCAAAAGTTCCAATCAGGTCGAAATCCTGAAAGGTTTGGTCATTGGAATCAAAACCAAGATTACCAACAGCGTTACCCTGATTATCAATAGAAGTCAGGATCTTTTCGATTTCAATCTGAGCACGAGTGTCAGAACCATCAGCCTTCACAAGCTTTTCAGCATTGTAAGCATAAACCAGCTTTTCAACCAGTGTGCCATAGAAGTTCACAGCACGCTTTGAGTTCTCACCAGTAAGGTCCACTTCCTTGCCATTCCGGGTCTTTTGGAGATAGTTTGAAAGACCAACCTTGAAGCGATCAGAGAACAAACGACCAGCTTCTTCAATAGTGAGATCCGCGTTGTCCTTGGTGAGCTTGAATTTGCTACCTCTGAACTTGGCATCAGGAGGGCCGTTCTGATCCATAAAGGACGGGTAAGCGCTCGATTGGCTCAATGCCTTGAGAGCAACTTCTCTCATCGTGCTGTTTGCATTCCTTTCATTGACAACATTTGGGAATGCCCTCATCAAGCGAGCCTTGGCGTCTTGAGGAACCAAAATAACTTTTCCGCCATTTTCTGGGTCGTTGAAAAGTTCGCCAATTAGGTTGCGTCTGGAATTGAAATTCTGCGGCAACCTATTTGCCTTGAGTTTAGCATCAATCAGGTTCTTGAAATCAGCCTCAATATCGGATTTGATCTTAGCTTTTTCTTGGTCAGTAAGGTTATTGATGTAACCAGTTCTCAATGCTCTCTTGAGGACTTCTTTTCTTTCCTCACTGACGTATCGTTTGTCTCCGGGTTGATACTTCGAATTGATTTGCTCCTTGAGAGCTTCTTTTTCTTCAAAAGAAAGCTTAAGGGACTTCGCCTTAATGGCGTCCTCAATTTTCTGTTGCAACTGCGGTCCTTTAATCGTGTAAAGGACATCAGAGGAATTGGTCATAAAGGCCAAAGCCTCAGCGCTCAATTCACGAAGATCCGCATCGGCAACCAAGCCTTGAACCTTGTTTAGTTGATCCTTGAAGACAGAATCTTCAATTTGAATGCGTCTCTGGGCATCCATTACGATCTTCACCGGATTGAAACCTCCGATTTCTTCGGTTTGACCACGAAGCTTCTTATACATCGCGTCAACCCGACCATCTGCAATTTCATCAAGAGAACGGGTAAGAGCCTCACGCAGAATGTAAAAGTTCTTTCTGCTGTTTTCGCTTTGTCTCCATTTGTCTCTTCTCGCGAATTTGTCAGCAGTGCTTTCAAACTCTTTGATTTGGACCAGTGGATCAACAACACTGATTTCAATGTTCGCCGCCATTGGCTTGCCGTCTTTTTGACGTTGCTTCATAACATGGCGGAATTTGCCAATGTAAGCTGATCCGCCAGTATCGAACATCTTGACTCTCTGGTCTCGAATTACTCCAAGGTGCTTTTCAGCATCTCTTTTTGTATACTCAGCTCTTTCTCTTCTGGTTCGCTCTTCTCCGGTCTCCGCCTTTCTTTGGAAGAGCTCATGCGCCTCAACAGTGCCGAGGGCAATCATATTAAGGTATTTGAAGACGTTGTTATCTCCACCAAAATATTCTTCACCAAAACCGGAGTTGACGAGATTGAAAATCTGATCACGATTCAGATCCTTGGCTTTCTTCAGGAACTCAATAATTCCAGCCTTAGCCTTGTCGCCCTGAATGCCAATTTGAGGCTCACCCTTTTTCTTTCCTTGGATCTCAAGAGATTCAGAACCCTTCTGAAACAGCACTTTTGCTTTTCCAGACTTTCTTTCAGCAAAATCAAGAATTCGAGAGGTGAACTGATTGCTTGCTTCATTAAAGATCGAATTAAAAAGAACTTTATTGGCGGTAATCCTACCGGAATTCAAAGCCTTTGCAAAAGAATCAACATCAGCAAGAGAGACATTCTGAGGATTTCTCCCAAGAGGGGAAAGGATTTTCCTTCTGCTTGGTTTATTTTTGTCAGCATCAATACCAATTTGGCTTAGGCGACCATCAACGACGTTATTGGCAACCTTATTGATTTGCTGGGTAGCAGTATTGAACCATTCAAGATGCCTCGAAATGCTTTCCGTAGTTTTATTAAACTCGGAACTAGCAAGCACATTGTCAGACGAATCCCTCTTTCGAATCAATCTGTAAAGATCACTGATCCGACTGCTCATTTCCGGCATAAAGTCGCCATACTTGGATTCAATCGCAGCCTGAATGGCATGAGCGGTCATTGCCTGCTCGTAAGCTAAGGTTTCATTAGAGGCTCCAGAAATCGTTTGAGCCAGTCGTTGGATGAGAGAAACCATCTCATCCTTCAGGCTGTTACTTTCAGCCATTTCCTCGGTGATCGTCTCCTCATTACTCCATTTCAATGGAATGTTAAGGATTTCATTAGCTTCTTGAATTCTGTCCAAAAGCATTTGCTCAGTCTCGCTGATTTTCAGCAAGGATTTCTCAACCTGCTCACGAACGGAAGCAAGCTGAGGGATTAAATCCGAAGCATGATTCATGAAGTCGTCATCGAGAGGAATTTCCAATTCAATCCGGGGAGTGACACCAAGATTCATGGATTTTAATTTAGGAATAACAGCAGAATCAATAGCCAGCGCAACATCAGGAATCTTTGCAATCCAAGCCGCTTGCTGAGTTCTGGATCTGGTTGCATCCATCATCAATTTCAGCATGGTGTGACCATGAACGTTGGGTCTCGTCAAATTAATGGCGCTACCGACAAACATTGACTGATTTACATTTCGAGCATCAGGTCTGTTGAGTTCAGGGAAAATGGGCTCAAAAAGACTAGACGTTTCTCTTTCACTCCTGAGAATTGAAACCGGACTTTCTGTAAGTCTGGATGGCTCGTTTCTTTTTTCTCTGTATTCAGAGCGAAGAACCGGGTCCAGCATGTCATTCTTTGACTTCACATTGGCCAACAAAGAACCAAGAGCGTTAAAGATTACCATGTCCGAAGGAGGGACAACCTCTTCCCAAGGCTGAGCCTTCAATCGATCAGGATCAAGAATCTCAATCAGCTTGTTCGCATTTGCGGTTGAATTCTTTTTGCGGTCCTCATCAGACTTCGTTTTTCTTTCAAGCTCATCCTCGGTGATGCCATAGGTTTTCATCATTTCGGAAACCTCTGGGTCAGCTCGGCCTGCACTGGTGTCGAATTCTTGATCGAGATCCTCATAGGACTCTCCAAGAGAGCTCATCTCGTCGCCAACAACGTCTTCTGTGGCGTTTTCTTCAGCCCAATAGACATAATCCCCATCGGTCTCCCTTAAGCGCTTCACAATGGCATTCAAGCCATCAACAGCGGCATCCGGTAGCCCGAATTCCTGAGCGACATCAGTCCCAATGTAACCACGATCAAAAGCCTCTTTGTATTTCGGATCAGTAAAGACGCTTGTAATCAGAGAAATGTCAGAAGCGAAACCGGGACTGAATTTCTCTTTGTAATTAATAATATTAAAAGCGGAAGTACCAGTAATGTCAGATGGTGAAATCTCATCAGTAATCCGACTAAGCTTAATAAAGTGAGACAATGCGGACCCAGTAAACGATTTTCTTTTTTCAGCTGGAATCCTATCAAGATGATGTTGAATCGCTCTTTCGGTTTGGTCCAAATCGAAGGCGGGAAGAAGCGTATTGCGAATGGAATTAGCCAGGCTAACAATCGTTTCCTTCATTGCCGGATCTTCGCCGTAATGGCTGAGAATTGTTTGGATAGCAATCTGCTGATCGAGTCTGCTTGCCCCGGAATTGGGAACCCAAACAATGTTTGGCTGTCCTTCCTTGCCGGGAATCACCCTGAGACCAATTTCAGTGCCAGCTTGTGTCGTTTGTTTTTTAGTGGGCTGAACGATGATTGTCTCACCAACCAAGTTCATTAGCATCATGGAAACAACAGGACTCTCACCAAGGTAAATATTATACTGGTCAACAAGTCTCGAATCGTAAGCAAGAACATCACCTGAAATCAATCCCTTACTAACAACCCGTTTCATCTCATCCTTTTCTTCTTTGGGATGAGAGGAGGCATCAATGGCATTGGAAAGGACAGCAATCGTCTCGTTGCTTTTGAATCTAGCCTGCTTCAAGGCAGACTCTTCAAATCTGCGCTTGAATTCAAGAAGATCGACCACAAAAGATTCAGCAATAAACCTGTCGAATCTTTCAAGTGGATCATTTTCAAGCAATTTGTAATTCTTGATATATTGAGGATTGTTACGATAAAAGAATTTAACAAGCGTTTCAAATCTCTTAGTCCCTCTCTGCGTGGATGGGAACATCCCAGCAATTGCCGTCTCAACAAGATCAGCAGTATTACCCTCAAGAGTGAGCTGCTTCCTCATTACATCAAAGGCAAAGTTACGAGCATCATCGACATTGCCGTAATTGGTCTGAGAGCGATAACCGATAAACATCAGCTGAGAAGTCAGCCACATTTTAAGGGATTGCTCTGGAGCATCTTCAGTAAGAGCTGCTAGTTCTGCACCAGTAAGCTTTTCACTGAATTTGTCTTGAAGGTAAGAATCAAGAGTAACACCAAATTCACCAGAATCGCTTTTTCCGACACGAGGATCATCATTACCTGATTCTCCATAAGAAAAAACAATATCAGTAGGTTGAGCGGGCAGTTCTTGGGTGTAAACCTCTCCTTTATTTTTACCTTCTTTGATTACTCCTTTTTTAATCCCACCCTTTACAGCCTTTTGCTCGTAACCTCTACCGGAGATTTTTGAGTAATCCTTGAGGGCATCAGTGGCATACATTGGGCCAACCCAGTAATTGGATGCATTCTCAGAAAAGTATTTCATCGCGAATCCCATATTCCGCATAATTGCAGGATCTAGAATGGCATCACGAAGCTGAAGCATCTCAGGATGATCTGGACGGTACGCAGCATTACGAATGGTCTGGATTGCTTCCCTTTCAACGTTCTTAATCCACTTAGGATTCACGAACTCTCTGACCATTCTCCGAGTGGATTTCACATCGGAATTTGCAGCCATTTGAGCCTCATACATTTCAGAGAATTTAGTGCCCTTGCCAGTTCTGAGCGATTCCTTGATGGCTTTAAATACCTCAGCAGCACTGTCACTCATCAAAATCAATTTGCCTTCCTTGTCCCTCTCAAAACTAGAAGCAAAATCGCCTTCAGAGTTGGCATTGTATTTGACGTAAGGAGAAAGTTTTTGAATCACAAGATTCTTCGTAAACTCAAGATTCTCGCGGAGATCTTTAAATCTAGGCTGAAGGATAATCGACGCTCTGCCAGCCGGAGTTTGCATACCAGCAACTTCAGTAATGATCTTTTTCGGATCAATCCTTTGGTCAATATGATCCAACCAAGCCTCAGCCTTAGTGATGTAAGCAATGATATTAAAGAGACCGGAAGCATTTGGTTGCTTATCCTCATCAAGTTTCGCCTGAACGTTTTTGAGCTCCTTGAAGCCATCGAAACGAGGGAAGGCCACCTCGGGGTTTTCGTAGGTCGTTTGATCGTAATCGTTCTCACTGCCCTCAAATGCAAACCCAGCCGAAGAGTTGTAAAGCTCACGGTTAAAAGAACCGGGAACATTGCCCATTAAGTCGGCAATGTAATAATTCATTCTAGCGTTGCGTCCAAGAAAGCTAGCGTTGGAGTCAATCGTAGTAACGTGAAGCTGGGTGACATCTTTGTCTTTGGTCGAGTCTCTATCACTGGACCAATTTTTAGGGTATCCATCACCTGCCACGGTTCTAGCGCCTCTAGTGGATGGATAGTAATTATAGAAGAAGACTTCACTTGGTGTGGTGGCGGCTTCAATAATGTCCTCACGAGGACCAAGCACCATTTTGTTGTTTACAAAGTTGCGAGTGTCCCGGATATAAAGACCGTGATCCTTTGTATTTGGGCGGACATACCCAAAGGCCCGTTCCTTCATCGTCTCAATCTTGTTGTTGAAGGAATCAACGGAATCAAGGTAAGCCCTCAGCTTGAGATAACGCTCACGAGCCAGCTCCATGTCAGCACCAGACTCCCTAGCTTCGCGCTGTTGTTTTAGAGAAGCAATTGCGCCCGAGCCCTCAAACGGAAAATTGACATTGTTGAACTCAAGAACACCATCCTTGTTTATGGAACTCCTGACTCTATTTTTTCTAATGAGAGCGGCGTTTTCAATTACTTTCAATTGATCCAGTTTCTCGGAATAAGAGGCAATTTTAGGATTCTTGGAGGAACCCATCAATTTAGCCACCTTATTAAGAATATCGGGGTCTTGAAGCATCATTTCCGCCCTAGACAAAAGCTTACCCTGAAGGCCATTAAGGTCGAAGTATGTGCCATTCTCGAAAGAATCCACATCCAAAGGCATCCCATAAAACTTCGCTTTTTCAAGCAAAGCAATTCGATCTTCCGACTTCCTAGGGTCTAGATTTTGAATGAGTCTCAGCTCATCAATAATCAATTCGTTTTCAACTTGTTCGCGATTGGCACGAGCGTTTTGGTAAGCACGATCAAGGTGATCCGCCAAAAACTCCGAACCTTCTGGAGTATTGGGAATACCCTTCAAGATTTGGAACATTACGCCATCCGGGTCGAATTTGTTCCCTTCAAGCATCTTAAAGAATTCCGTAGGATCAAACTCAAGTTCAGCCTCTCTCGACTCCATTACCTGTTTGGCAATGTAAGTTTCAGTCCAAACCTTACGGAAGGATTCCTTTTCATTTAGAGAGAGAATCGCTTCATCAATTTCAGCCATGTCATACAGCTTGCTGTCTTCCATGAACTGCCTGACTTGAGGAACGATAAACAATTCAAATTTATCATTAACGTCAATAATGTCAGAGAACCTAAAGGCATCGAATTGATTAATGACACCACGAAGTTTGATTAGCGGATTACTGAATTCTCTCGCTACACTGGCAATCTCATCTTCGGTGGATGCATAGTAGCTATTCATCCGGTTCACCATGAACTCAGTCACCTTGTCCTTGGTGTAATCAACATCACCACGGATATTCCTACGCCGGTATTCAGCATCAAGAATATCAAGGATTTCGAGTTGCTTCACAGAAAGCTGACCACGAATAGAGCGGAACCAGAGAACCTTGTGGATTCGATCCATGTATCTACGGATCATTTCAGCTGCCGATTTGAATAGGCTCTTGCCAGCCATTGCATCCTGAGCAAGCGAGTAAACAAGTCTTCTTGCGTCGGTGTTCGCTTGTTCAGAAAAGGAACCTCCAGCTCTGATCTGCTGAACCTTTCTCAAGAGCTCACTACCGACGATATACCTTTGCTCGGGATTCAATCCGCGAGGATTACGGCGATCAACTACCGGATCTGAATCAGGAGCGCGTTCCTTTACGGTTTGAACAAACAAAGCATAAAGTGGATGATCTTTGTTTTTTGCGACTTCCTTAACGAAATTGCTAATCTTAATTTCAGAGAAGCTGCTGTGATCCATCGTAATCAAGTGGATCTGTTCTTCCTCAACCCACTTAGAAAGAAGTCTGGAAACCTCCATCGAAACAAGGAACTCAGCCTTTGGATTCGTGAGATTGGCGCTACCCAAGAGAGACTTCAGTTCTTGGATTGTGGAAGCCAAGTTGACCTCCATAAATGGAACCTGCTCAATTTTCGTTTCAGTTTTACCGTTTGCCTTAGTGACAAGTTTCTTTGTTTTTTTCCAAACAGATTGAATGAAGTTCGTATTTGGATCAGTGCTCTCGATGAACTCCTTACCGGGAGCAACTTCATTCATTACCGCCTTCAGGATTTTCCTGAGCGCATTAATGCTAGCATCAGAGGTATCTCCCGCAAGAATCGAAGCAAGTTGAGGTCTGACCATTTTAGTCAGGCTAAGAAGCCGGTTCTTCTGCCAATTCTTGTTCAGCTTGTGAATCTCACTCTTGAATTCGCCGCTGTTTTCGTCAGTGGTTCCAAACTGAGTCATGTTCACTTTGACGTAAACAATCGCGCCATCTGGATCAACTTTCAGGAAAACAAGGACGTTATCGGTATCACCGCCAATCGAAACGACATCACCAACCTTGGCGTCAATGACCATCCCCTTGCCCGGAGTGTAGGTGTAAATGTTTTTGTTCTCACTCGATGAACTCCACTTTCCCCCAGCTGAGTCAGTGGTGCCATTAAGTTCGTCTTCAGGAACAATGTATTTCGGGGTTTCCGAAATTGGGTCCACTTCAGCAGTTGGCGCAGTAGATGGCGTCAAGGCTTGAAGTGACACTCCAGATTTGCTGACAAGGCTGGAAACCTTATCCGCAATATGCTGCTCCTTATCATCGATCTTTTCGTCAGCAATTACACGATCAATGAACTCGGGAGAAACACCAATTTCATTAGTAGAGACTTCAATCCAAACGTCCTCATCACCTTCAAAGAGGGAAGCATTGGCAGGAATGGAGGCTTTTTCAGGTCGAGGCTTTACTGAAAACTTAATCCCGGAATCATCAAGGATTTCGTTAGCCTCAATTGCGACATAATCGCGTTCGTTTTGTGTTACTTCGGGAACGAATTGGCTTTTGAGCTCTTCATTCTTTTTTGCTGCTTCATTTGTTTCAGAAGCAACAGACATCTCAGCATAAGCTTTTTCAATTTCTTGAAAATACTTGGAAGCGTCCGAAAATTCACCGTAAGCACTTCTGACGTAATTCAGGAAATCCTCAAGGTATTGAAGGAATGGGTTTTCGCCAGCAAAGCTAAACTTATTCAGCTTCCCTTGAACGAAAGCTCTACTTGCTTCAGAAAGTTTAAGCTGAAGAGAGAGGCCATTAAATTCTGGGTACTCCTTCTCCATAAAAGAGTTGAACTCTTTATCGAAATAAGGAGATTGTGGATCAAAAATCTGAATAGCATTTTTCCACAATTTAAGACCATCTTTGGTTCCCCTGAATCTAAATTCAGCAAGATGAATTACTTCATGTGCTACGATTTCTAAAACTTCAGAATCGCTTTTTTCATCAATGCTTACATTTAGGACAACTAGTTCTTCTCCATTTTTGGTAACGTAAGCTGCTCCATCAAAGCCTCTAGTAAAAGCACTTTCCTGAATTGGAGATCCCTCTGCAATTTCGGAAAGCTGATCCAAGCTTTCAACAATGACAAAATCAACTCCAGCAGCGATAGCTGCTTTTACTTCTTCGTTGTTGGAGAGTTTTTCGCGAAGAGATTCCGCTCTTTCGCTTTGAGCGACGACCCTAATTGAGCCAGTCTTCTTCTCTGCTTTTACTTCCTCAGCTTCTTCAGCAGCAGCAGGGCTTCCTCTTTCTGCATCCCCCCGATTGCCATCAGCTTCATCAAGGTTTCCTCCCTCGGCATCTCCAGCCACTTCAGCACGGTTTGTCCCGGTGCCTTGCATTTGCCCATCAGTTCCAGAAGTGTCAGTTCCTTTTTCATTTTGCTTGGTCCATTTTGGGACGTTCGCATCGAGTTCCGCAACAGATTTTTCGTAGGATTTTTTGTTGTCCGTAGAAAGATTGGCAGCTTCAGCAGCACTAATGTAGGAAACGGTCTCATTGCCATTCGCGTCCTTCTTGGTAAGCTTAGCCCCAGCATACGGAACTCCGCCAATGGTAATTGGATTCAAATCGCCATTTGGAGTCCGCTCCATGAATTCCAAATTGGTCTCCACTTCGTCATTCCAAGACTGGTTTTCACCGGGAGAATAACCCATTTGGCTAAGGATTTCCCCTGTCGAAATCTGGCTAGGAGCGGGAGCAACATCACTCCAAGACTCGATTCTGACATCAGAACCAGAAAGTGCTTTTTCTTGGCCTACCGACTGGTAGTTTGCAGCAACTCTTTTGTCTTTAACGAGAGTTGCAGCTTCGCTGGCGGAAACGTAACGAGAGGATTGATTGCCACTGGAATCCACCGTGGTGACCTTAGCACCAACCATCGAAGCACCTCCAACGATCAAGGGGGTAACTGTTACACCGTCTTCATTGCCTTTGGATGGATTGGCTGATTCAGTAATCGAAAGGTCGGACTTCCAAGTCCTTCCCGCTGGCAAACTGTAGCCAATACTGGAAAGAATGCCCTCATTGCTGTCCGGGGCAACACTTGGAGTGACAGAAGGACCGGTTGCTTTAGTTGGAGCCGTACCAGTCGGAACGGTTCCAGCGGCGGGAACTTCAGCTTTCTTTTGATTCCTGCTACCAAATGCCAATTGTCCTTTTCTTGCGAAATCAACAAGGTATTTGGACTTCTCGTTGATGCTCATGTCGGAGGCGAGAATCTCCCCGATCTTTACAGGTGCTTGACCTGCAATATTCAAAAGGAAATCCCGATTCTCAAATTGGCTAACATTGCTCTTCAGCAGATCCCATTCTTTGGCGACGTTGTTCTTGATGATTTCTTTGCGTTGGGTGTCAGAGCCAAGAGCTTTAACACCGGATTTGGCAGCTCCATAAGAAGAGCCAATGCCGCCACCAATCGCACCAAGAACAGCAGCCTTTACGTAGCTACGCCAATTCTGTTGGATTTGAGGCCAACCGTCTTCCGACCACGTTTTGGAATCATCGATAATAACCTCGATGACATCCGAAAGCATTTCATCAAAAGACTCTTCGACGCCTTCAGCAAGAATGTCACCCGCTGGACCAATCCCACGCAGGCCGGATTTAGCCATCGAATCACGAGTGTATTTAAGTAGATCCTTTCCAAATTGATTGGTGAGCTCTTTGCTCATTTTCAATTGAGAGAAAATCTGCTTGGTTTCCTCCATCGCAGCTTTTGAGGCACCCGATGCTCTCATTCTCTGGATAAGGCTTCCGCTTAGAGAGCCCTCAGGAGCCCCAAGGACGCGTTCCATACCGGGAGCGACTCGATTCATCACGCTGGTCGCAATGAGGGCTGAGAGACCATCAGAAACGCCCTGAATCGATGCCTCTCGGTAAGCCTCCTCAGCGTCTCCGGTCGCCTTGTAAATTTCGTTGTAAGTCTTGCCGAAGCTGGTGCCAGATGCCTGCAAACCACCAAGGTAAGCCGTAGTATCGGTCGCGCTGGCAGTTAGGAACTTTGCGGTCTTTTCGCCAAGAAACTTTGAAAGATTTGCTTGGACGGCTAGAGACGAGCTGGCCATTGCCGATTCAGCAGCAGCAACTTTCCCTATTGCCCCAGCAACTTCGCCACCCTTTGCAAGAGCAGCGCGAGCGGCAGCAAGTCCGGTGGATTTAGCCATTAGCGCACCTAATCCACCGAGGGCTGCAAAAGCACCAATTTGACCAGCCAGTTCAGTGATGTCTCTTCTATTGATGTCGATTCCAGCAACACTGAATAGCTTTTGATTTCGATAAGCGGAAGCGCTTTCTTCAGCGAGCTCTCCCCACAATTGAGCAGGCCTAGAAGCAAGTTCTCCTACGCCATCAATACCGGGCAGAACATCTATTGCAGCTCCAGCAAGCCAAGTAGCACCAGTTCCAATAGACATCACAGCATCACGGAACGTCCCGGCAACTTCAGAGGTGACACCATAAGCGTCTTTAGTCATCCGTTCTTGATTGGCGCGAAGGAACTCGACGCCATTGCCTCCAGACTGCAAATGAGCTTCAAGCTCTTGCATCAGAGGACGATTCCAAATCGACTCAATCGGACCCGCATCAGCGGCAGAAAACATTCTGGCGTAATCAACAATATCACGATCAATAGTGTCGTGATAGTCGTCGATCATGATCTTTTTGTCGATGTCGCTAAATCCTTCAAGAGAGGAAATCCAAGACTCAACCTTATTGATTTCATGTCGATTAGCAGGATTGATTACGGGCATGCCCTCAACCATCCGACCAATTTCCTCTTCTCCCATTTCCTCGGGATTAAAGGACATTTGGGCAACCTGTTTCGTGAAGGCTTGCTTTTCGCCCTCACTAAAGGAATTTAGATCCTTGCCGGTGTATTTCGCGTAACCCTCAAGATCAATCGGGTTGTTTTCATCCAAGGCTTTCTGCTCGTTTCTATATTCCTCAAGCTGAGGGAAAATCTCCTCTGGCTTCTGAGGGGCCTGACGCATGGCATCTTTAACCCAAGAAGCTACTTCGGTTTTACCGGTAAGCTCATTGTAAACAAGACCACCATTTTCGTCATTTGCGGCAGCCTTCAGAATCTGCCTAGAACGCTCTAGGTAGTCACGACCTGCTTCACTAAATCGTCCATTAGGGCCAAGGACGGGGACCTCTTCATCGACTTCCTTGCCTTCCCTTCTCACCTTCCTACTGACCTTTTTGTCAGTCGAGGTTCTAAGGGCATCATGAATCAAAGAACTGGCGGTGTCGGACATTTCCGCTCTGGATTCTGGATTGTCTCTCCAATCACCAGACAGCAACATTGTTTCGACATTAGTAAGATCAGGTTCTGATTCGTCTTCAGGCTCTTGCTGAAGAGACTGAGCATCAAACTGATCGAAACCAAAATCCATTGGCACAACGCCAAATTCTTCTTCAAAATTCATAATAAATTATCTTTTGATCAAACTAACACCACTGCTAGATCCAAGCGGGCTACTACCCATGAGATCATCATAAAGCTTATTTCCTTCTTCGATCAATTCATCAATGCTTTTAGATCTGTTTTCCGGCGCTTCCCTCAAGAACTTGAGAACTTCAAAACGAGCCTTTTCTTCGCCCATATCTCTCAAGCTTTTAGAAAGCTCCAGTTTTTCTCTAGCAATTCTGGATTTCTCTGCTTCGGCAGCAGGTTTACCTTGGAGCGCTTGAAGTTCAAGAACTCTTTTGCGCATTTGCATTTCTCGGTCTTGCTGCGCATAGCTGTTTTCCTTTCTGCCAATTTCACGATCAACAGCACCGGACAATTGTCCTGCCATCATGTTCCATTGATTGACAAAAACCTTAACGGCATCTGGATCTTTGGCGTCCAGCTTCTGAAGATCCTCGTCCATACCTCCCTTAAATCGAGAAACCTGAGAATACAGAGCATTGGCTTTATTTGCCATTGCTCCAACCTTAGCAAGTTGACTCGCAATAGCTCTATCTTCATCACTTGAGATGTTTCTAGGGGCCCCATAAAAAGCAGTCGCAGCTTCGTATCGCCTTTTAAATTCATCTTCTGGCAAAGTGAAATCCAAATTGAATCCGTCTTTTTCTACGGCACTCAGAAGCGGCTTAAATTCGGAGAGCTCGGAAGCATAAGTAGAGAGAAGGCTTTCTGATTTAGAGAAACCGGAAACAACAGAACCCAATCCTCGAAAAAGAGCACTAGAGGAAGGATCAGCAGAAATCGAATTTCCAACCTCAATCAAACGCTTCTTGGTTTCCATTGGGATCACGTTCCCAACCGAACCGAGATACGTTCCAAATTGACCGAGATCCTGCAATTGATTGCTGTCTGCCAGATTCTTGAAATTGGCTTCCGCTTGCCTTGCAGCTTTGAGTCCATTCTGAGCACCAATCCTAGCAGTCTCCCTTACGGCATCTCTATTCTCGCTTTCGACATCAAGCTTGAAAGATTGACTTTCGTCCATTTTGGATTGCAGAACGTTTCTTTCTGTATTCTGAATAGTCGAAAGACTCTTATTGATTTTCTCGTTTGCTCCCCAAGAAGCGTTTTGCTGAAAAGCGCTTTTAACCATTTCAGCTCTTTCAACGGGACTCTTCTTTGAAGCTTCAGACATCAATTCTTGGTATTGACCATATTCATCAGCTTCCTTGAAGACTGCTTGTTCTTCACGTTCCATTCTTCGAAGATCAAAATCCCCACGCTCTACGCCTTGGCGCATTGCTTGAAGTTGACCAAGTTGAACAGTCTCTGGAAGCATTGCCATGTCGGCACTTCCAGCGGAGTAGGCGTCAATATTGTATGATGGCATTTGAGTTGGTATTAATTAAGATCCAACGGATGCAAATAAGTCCGCTGCTTTTTTTTCTTCTTCAATTTCCTTTTTTTCACCGAGTGCTTTTTCGTATTTGATTTTAAAATCAGGATCAAGATTAGCAAATCCAGAAATATCAACATTATTAGAAATGGCTTTTTCAATCATGCGGGATTGAAGTGCATCTCTTCTAGCTATTCTGGTTGCATTTTCATCTATTTCCCATGTTCTGCCCTCTTGTTTATTGTAAACATTAATTTTGGAGCCATCAAAATCATTGATGACATTTTTCCTTAATTCGTAAGCTTTTGATCTCGGATCCGGCTCATATGGAACGTTAGTTATACCTATGTATTTCTTTTTATTGAGAACCTCGTCTTCTGGGGCAGTCCACAAATCGATCTGCCTATTCGCTTCTTTAAGGTCGCCTTCTATTTCTTCCTTTAAGCGAATCCTTCTTGCTAATAGCCGATCTGTTTCATCTCTGCTTTGCTTTACTTGGTTTAAAATAGATTTTTGGTCTTCAGCGGCTTTCAACCGTTCTTCCAGATTACGGAATCTTAAAAGATGCTCGTCCCCTAATTCATCATCCTTTAAGAATGCATCCTTCACACCCTTGAGCTTTTCTGATAACTGTTTTGTTTTTTCATTGGCATCAATTTCATCTTTTTCAGCTGCAATCGCAGCTTGTGACTTCTGAAGGTTTTCTTTTTCAATACTTCTTTCTCTAATGGCCTTCTTACTTGGAGGCAGGCCCTGACTAAAAGCCTCAATTTGATCTCTAGTGATTCCAAATTTCTTACCAGCTTCGGCGGCTGCCCCAATGGCTTTAGGGTCGCCTCTTTTGATTGATTTGCTATTTTCTAAGTCTGAAAAAAATTGATTTGCACGATCCTTAAAGGAGACACCAAAAATCTTTTGCCTTTCTTTAGCGGCATCACTTGCCAAAGCATCTGACTCTGCTTGGGGATTGGCTTCCTTTTTTTTCATCGTTTTCGTTCCGGTATCTCCATCTGGAGCTCCTGCGACAGAATCTGTCCTGTTTGTACCATTGTCTCCAATGGTTTTATTTTTGCCAGTAAGCCTGTCAGTTTCTTCGCCGACCTGATTGCCAATCTCCCTTGCTCTCTCAGCACGACGAGCAGCCTGAAGGTCATTCTCTTCCGCACTCTGAATGCCTCCACCTCCAAACTTGGAGATTTGCATTTTGTCCAATTGACCGCCATAAGTGGAAATGGCTTGGAGGTCGTTATTCCTTACAGCTCTACGGTATTTGCGCTGCATGGTGCGCTCAAGGGCCATGCCTTGACGCTGAGCGCTATTTGCACGCCTCTGAGCGTCCAAAGCCCTGCTTGCAGAAACAGTGTTAGCTCCAAGTCTGCTTGTAGGTGCTTCCGTGTAATCTTTTTCTTCAGTAGCCATTACATGAATTGGGTTGGTCTTCTGCGAAGGGAAGAGTCAAAGCTAATGAACATCTTCTTAGGTCCATGAGTTTGACGTTCAGATCGGGTCATGAATTGATCGAATTTCTGCCAATTTAGAAGAGCTCTTTCATCGTCTCCCACGTATTCTTGGCAAACAGCAAGGACGGCTGATTTGAGCGGTCCAGTTGGTACCTGAATGATGGTATTGTCATTCATTTCAGGACACTCAAGCTTCATCAGTGCATAATACGGGCCATTAGCCGGGCTAAAGCCCATTGGTGCTCTGTATTTCCTTCTGTAAGGAATATTCTTAATCAATTGAGGAGTTCCAGTGGGAGACTCACCCTCTGGTTGCCATCCATTAATCGGAGGTTCAATAGAGTCGGATTCGTTGTACCAAAAAATATCATCCGGGGCATACGTAAGCATCCACTGGCCAGACCCAGCTCCATAACTGAGCTGGTTATGCATGACACTAGTAATTTGATCTTTGAAAATATCCCTTCCTCCCTCTGTCAGAAAGTAAATAAATTCGCCAAATTCAACCGGACCACTTGGACCGCCAATCTGACCAGTAACAGAGTAACTTTCCCTTCCGTAAATCAATGAACCATAATCCACAAAATCAAGGTCTCCAGCATTGACGCCATCCTTGTAAAGGACAGCTTGATCGACAATACCCCAGCCTCTAGTGTCAGATCGGAAACCAATGGCTCCATCGTAAGTGGAATCATCGAGGTAAACAAAATGAGCATTTACGTCTGAATCAAAAATAAAATCATCTTCTTCCAAGACAACCTCAGCGGTGGTTCCTGGGAATCGACCCATTTCATAAATGCGCTCTACTGCTTCCAGCACAGCGTCCGCAATGGAAATGCCCGTACTTGCCAGATTGGCAAATCGTGAACAGGCATCAGAGTAAGTCATTAATGTCGGCATCTCAGGAGTAAATGTGTTTTATTTTGCTTTAAAACTCAAGCCACTAAAACGGGAATCAAATGAATAAGCCTAAGCAATTTAATTGTCTTGCCCATATTGAATTGCTTTATTGTCAATTTCTACAATCCACCTAGCTGGCGCATAGAATCCTTTTTCTTGTTTTTGAAGATCCTTGAACACTTGGTCAATGGTCATTGAATTATGCATGGTAAAATAATCAAAAGCTTTAGACATCCCGCGTTGATTCCAAATCACACCGTGCATTCCTAAACATCCATGCACGGAGGCTAATGTTTGAGCTGTTTCTGGTGAAACGTAAGCTCTTGCTAGGTCAGTTTGAGGTTGTCCACCAAGCATTGCGGCCATCCATCCATCGGGAAGAGAAATCCACATTCTCAAAAAATACTCCACAAAATCTTCTCGAAAAATTACATCGTCCTCAAAAACAAAAAGAAGATTCGTTTTATCGAGAATATTACGCTCGATAATATCAATGTGATCTTGACTGGCTAAATAATAATGAGGGAACTTGCAGGCTTGATTCGCATGACTTGGAATAACACGATCAAGAACCGTCGTGCCTTTCCACCATTTAACTTTGCCTTTTAAGAACCCTCCATTTTTATCTAGTGATTCAAAAAACCTATTTCTTCGGTTTTTGTATTTCTCGGGACTCAAGACAATTGCCGTGAAATCTTCATTGAATTTGGGTTCAATACGCTCACCAACGAAGCCCTCATATGGTTTATGATCGGGAAATTCTGTATCATCAGTAGAATTGACTCGATAACAATGCCTTAGAAAAGAACCTTGATTAAATAATGGCCAGATTTTTTCTGCTAGAAATCTTTCGTCATCTCCATAATGGTAATTATGATGCCAATTAGAAATTAGATCCTTGATCGAAATGATGCCTGTTTTAACTCCCCAAGCACCACCAAGAATAGCAATTCTTTCATGAGCTGGATGATCGCGAATCAAATGAAGATCCTTGTCGCTTTTAATCCATGCGTCAGTGCAGGCCTTTTCTCTGAAGTTTATTCTTGAGTCAGCATCTCTGATAATTACATGGGTAAAACGATCACTCCATTCTACTGGAAGAAACCTCCAAAAAGTCCCGCCAGATCCCGGAAGCTGATCCATTTCGATTACTTCAGCGCCTAAATTTTTAAGCATCGGAATTGCGTAATGCCCTCTTTCAGCGTGAACAATAAGAGTCCATTCCGGGTATATTTCCGGCATTAATTTTGCATTCTCTATAGCTCCAAATGAATACTTGGAAGCTTGACCATATAGGCTTATTGATACGCAACCTTTCATTCGTTCCAGCCTTTTGAGTTCCACCAGTTTTCTTGGGTTTGGCGACCTGAAATATTTGAACTGCTGGCAGCTTGACCGCAAATCCAAGGTTCAGCCGCGACAATGCAATATTGGTTAAGCTCGTGAAGCTTTCCTAATTGATGGTCGATATGCATTGCAAATGGTGATTTCTTATCGCACCCACAGGAATGAGAGCAACCTGAATAGGCCTCAATGTAATCCGGTGCATGAATAATATGCTGGGAGAACTTTTTCATGAATTTACTACTCACAGCAAACGCATGGGTTCTGTTTACGTTTCTGCATCTAATCAATCCATCCCTATAAGGCCAAGGAGGACTAGCTTCCTTCCATAGATGCTGACCACCCAAATACAATTGATCCCATTTGGAATCTTTGAGCTGATCCATAATTTTTGGAAGTCTATCAGCAAAATCATTTGAGAAAATAACATCGTCCTCAAATACAAGGTAGCTCGATAAGTCATCCAATAAGCAATCCTGAGAAACCCGCAAGTGGCTCATCAGGCAACCCCAAGCACCATTACCGGCCTTCCACCAAGCAGGAGCTGGACATTTCGCGCCTTCAATTGCTCTGTATCTTTGGAATCCAGTAATGCCAGCAGCCTTTGCACGAGACTGAAATGCATTCCAACGATCCGGTCTAATATCCAGATTCAAAACATAAGCAGCTCCAAAATAGTCTCTAAGGTCAATCATACCGAAAAATTAAGCGGGTCCAAAATTTCCGCATGTCGTGTAAATAGTAAATCCTGCACTGCCCATATCAGCATCCTCGCTAAGCGATCCGACGGTAAACGTTATTTCTTGTCCCGGATTAACATTCAAGGGAACACCAGTGGACACATCAAGAGGGACAAATGTGCCTGATGCTCCCGTAATTTGAATGGGGATAGATCCAGTGTTTTTGAAGAAAATGTTTACACTTCCTCCAAAATAAGGATCTCCATATTGGACGTCAGTAAGAATGCTATACTCGTAGTCACAAAAAGGACTCGAAGAAGAATCACCATTCGATGAACTGCTCGACAGTGATTCGCTAACCGAGCCTGAGGATTTGGCGCTTCCGTTGCTCATTCAGCTGGGTATGCAGAGTTCAGGAATTTCTCGTTAGCATCAAACTGCGCTCTACTACGTTCAGGCATGTCATATCCAGCAAAGCCGCGACGGATTCCAGTAAGCTTGAGACTCACCTTACTAGGTCTGCGGTCTTTTCTAGCGTAAGCAGAAAGCTTAAGGACGTTCCCTTCAATGGAAGCACCAACAGGGTATGGTTCTGGCCCGCAAGGGGCTCCAGTGACAGCAATACTGTTTGGTTCGCACACATAAAGGAAACGGGAATCAATTTTCACATAAGTTTCCCTTCCTGTAATTTTGATGTCTCTCATCACGAAGTCAAAAAGAACTTCGTTGCTTTCCATTGTGAACAAAGCGCCATATCCTTTGGTGTGCCAAGGCATTGGCACAATGGCAGTAGATTTATCAGAACCAGAATCAGAAGAAGCAGACTGGTCGGAGCCGGAACTAACCGAACTATCCGACTGCGAATCGCTAGAGTCACTGCCAGCACTAGAAGAATCAGATCCATTTTCAGTTCTGATGAATGCTCCATACCAGTAAACATCACTGCTTACCTCTTGGGAAATCTCGCCATCGCCAGCAGGGACATTCCCAATTTTAATCCAGAATTTACCAACGGTATTTCCGTCAGCCAATGGAAGTGGAATGAATGGAGGTTCCTCTGGACCCTTTAATTCACACTTTGTGATGTAACCGATTGAATCTGTTTCCCAATAAAGGTAAACATTTCCAGACCAATCAAGATCAACCGTTTTAAATTGAGAGCCGGTTTCTCCGATGAATTGATCTGGTGAGGTGACACCCGGCTTGAAAAGGCCAGTCTGGTCAATGTATCGAGCAATTCCGCCAGAGCCGCCACTTGAACTTCCGCCACCTTCGACGTTGAAGTTCATTGGGTTTACATGGGAAATCAATCTACCGTGATAAACCCTGCACTTTCCGGTTGATTCAGGATGCTTTTCAAGAGCAAAAGCGTAAGGCTTCCATGGCTTATCATTCTTGCTTTTATTGCCATCCCTTGGATATGTTTGAGCCGGTTCTTTAGCTGGGCTAAATGGGGTTACATTTGGAGTCGGAGATGGATAAGCAGGATCTGGAGTGCTGTAGTTACTTTGAACTACGCGTTCCGTGGGCACATAATCCTTGAGGATTCTGCCATTATTTTGTTCTTCAGGGAGTGCCATAAATACCAGTGACGTTCAATTTGGTAATCCTGACTTCGTATAGCCCAAGTGGAAGTTTCCTGACATCAGCATTAACAGGAGCATTCACCAACCCATTTAGCAATGTGTGACCATTGGTTGCGTTGAGTGTAGTGGTGTTCAATCTTCCCGCAAAAGCAGGAGTCAAACCTCCCGGTGTGCTTCCATTGACGGTAATGTTGATTTCCCCATGAATCGTGGATGGAATTTCAATTTCTCTAGCGACAGCTTGAGTTTGGTTTCCTTTAACCCCAGCAGTCCACCAGTAATATACAATACCAACGGTCTCCCTTCTTGGGACGGGAAGTGTGCCAAGACTCAAACCGGAAATAACGCTATTCGGATTAGCTGTAATAATCCTTTCAACAATAGCGGGATAAGGGCCGGGCTTAGGTTCAGTGATCTTGTATTCAAAGTAATAATCCTCGTTGTAAGAGGGGGCAGCTTCAGTGCTGTCAGCGTAAACTGAAACATACCTGATATTCACTGAATCAAGTCTGGATGGGAAATTGAAATTAATGAATGCCGGAATACTTGGGAGCGTTCGATTCGTGGTGCTCGCAACGGATTGCGTAATCTTTACGTCATGGAATACGTTTCCATTTCGAATCTCAACCAATTGACCAGCGACCGGTGTTGGCGCTGTAGTGCCCTTGGGGACGAGTTCTTTTGTGATTGTGACATTGGTATCCAGTTCGTCATTAAAGACGACATCAGAGGTTACAGGCTCAATGAAACGCCTCCTGACGACAACGTAAATGAAATCGAGTTCGGTCTCAGTTCGATCAAGAGTGTCATCAGCAAAACCAAATTTACTGAAACGGGAATCCAATGTGGCAACCGGAGGAACAATGAATTCATCTTCAACCAATGGAACAGCCGCAGCGGCTTCCGTTGCATTTCTGGCGAAATATTTGTCCCTTGGAATAACGTAAGAGCGAACAAGCTGCTGACCGGCAGAGAACTCAAAATTGTAGTCATCTTGATTCTGCCGATCAGCGGCATAGAAGTACTTGTGCCAATCCCCGTCTCTATCGTGAGGGGTCTTGTAAACAAGCCTATGATGAGGATAATTCTTGGTGTCCCAATGAGGATCGCCGATTACAGCATTCTTAACGCGCTGCAATTTCATATCAACCTTCTCCCAAAAGACAAGATCAGCACCAGCTCCGACAAAGCTAATTACTGGAAATCTTTCTGGGGATGGATTGGAAATGGCCATGACTGAGTTTTTTATTTCTGCTTACTACCGGAAAGGCTGCGGTTATTAACCTTTAATCAGCTGCCCCTCAAGGCCTTAAATGAGAAGCTGAACATTGTATCCGTTCTTTTCCATTTTGGCGCGGAGCTGGGTGATGGTGAATCCGGCAGTCCATTGAAAGTGAGGGCCTTCAGGGAAACTCTTCCAATTACCAGCCCATTCCATACCCATAGTGGCTGCAAGTGCTCCTAGTTCCTTATAGATCCTCTGAGCCCGAGCAGGAGTAACATCATCAAGGTATTTGCCTCCAGCAAACAGTCCAAGATCAATTGCTAGGCCGTAATTGTGCCAGCTGAGACCGGGCCGTGCTTTAGTGACAATGTTGCCGGGTCTGGTTCTGCCTTGAGCGTAAAGGGCTGATTGCTGCTGCCAAGACCGAAGGCCTGACAGCACTTCAGCCGTCACGCCGTGCTTAGCAAGAATAGGTTGAGCAGCAGCGAGGAATGCCTCAGCCTTGACTCTAAACTTTTCATTGAGGCCAGAAAGGTTCTCTAATGTTCTTTTAGTATACATAATCTTATTTGATTTGTCCTTTAAAGTGGATGCCTCCACCAATTCTCACAGCATTATAAATTACATAGCGAATAATAAAAGAAACGTTAGTCTCTTTCATCGCCTCAAGAAAAATGTAGTCAGATTTAGCCCTGTTAAAAGCATTGTTTTCAGAGCTGTAAAGGTAATCGTGAATAATTGCAGCTTTGAAATACTTGCCAAATGGAGGGAATATTGACCAAAAAACCCTAGGAACGCTTGCTCCATCTGAAACGAATCCAGATGGAACTGTAATTAATCCATGCTTCTTGGAGAAATAACGGAAATTGTCCTTGATGGTAACGATCATACTGTCGTTTTCCACCCTGTAATTGGAAAATAGCAATTCGTCTGGGAATGCATTCATTATTTTAGTTTCCAAATACAAGCCTGCATCCCGCAACCTTTTGAAAGTCGATCAACATCCTCTTGAAGATTATTAACGATTCCTCGCAGCGATCTAATCTCGGAAGAAAGAGCCTTGTAAATAATGGATGCCAAAACCGAAATAACGGCAGTAAGCCCACTAAATGAAGCCAGTACGTATTCTGTAGGGATGTTCATTGTTTTATTTAGTAATCAAAGCTCTGGGGTATCTAGCTCAGGCTCTTGAGCAATTAACTCTTCGTTAATGGGTTCCGGTTCAAGAGCCGGGTAGTCAGTAATAGAAAAACCAGATTCAGTAATCGTCAGCTCGCGTTTCTGGCTTGCCAGTTTTTCATGGAATGATCTAGTGTCAACGCGACCCAACGGCATCGAACTAAATTTCTCAAGCTGCTCCGCAGTGTCGTTTAGGCGTTGGCCGATCAAGCCATGCGAGGCAAACTCGGACATTCTTGTTTCGATTGGTTTTGAATTTAGCCATTCGCACAGATCCGCATTGCTTAGGGCGAGCAGTTCCAAAGCAAGGGTGTTCGCTGACTTGATCGCCACGGATAGGTTGCCAGCGATCTTGTTGATGCTGGCTGCGAGAGAAGCGGTCGTATTTTCGGTTTTCGTTAGGAAAGACATAATTTTGAAAGTTGGGTTAGTAGTAGAAAGTCACCTGAACCAAGCCGCCAGCACCGTTTCCGCCAGCGCCAGAAGGTTGGCCGTTTCGAGCACCAGAACCACCACCACCAGCACCACCAAAAAGACCACCAGCACCACCGGAATTGCCAGCAAAAGTAACAGCGGTGGCCATACCGCCGCCACCACCAGTCCCAGCGCGTGTGAATAATGACGTAAGGCCTACTTTACCGACTTCAGATCCAGAAATACCGGAAGCCCCCCCGAGCAACGTATGGTTCAAACCTACTGTCCCCATTGTTGTGCCTGGCCCGCCGCTATTTACAACACTAGTCGTAGATATAGACCCACCGGGGCCGCCTGATGTGGGGTAGTAGGTTCCCGGACTGGCGCTGCCCGCTGATGCCCCGCCAGAAGCAGAGGCCGTAGCGCCGATTGACGGCGCAGAGGTTCCGGTCCCTATTGTGCCATTGGCATTCGGTGCTGATGCAACTGTAGAAGTGCTTGCGTTCACAACGCCAGCTAGTCCTCCGATGCCCCCAGCAGCAGTAATTCCTGATCCATTTATGGTTACAGTGGTTCCCCCGCCAGATCCGCCAACACTGCCTCCCGTGCCATTAGCTACTGTAGCGGGACCTCCGACCCCACCAGCTCCAACTGAATAAGTAATCGCTGAGCCATCAAGATCACTAACTAGAAATGGAAGTGTGCCTATGTAAATACCACCACGACCACCCGTCCCTCCAGATGCAGCCTGCCCTGCGGGAGATACAGCTCCAGAACCACCACCACCACCACCACCAATAATAATAAAGCTAACAAATTTAGCTTCCGGGGGGATGGTTATGGTTCCTGAACCGGTTGTAAACCGGGAAATCGACATCGGAAGCAAGCCAAGTGCAGTTTGGGCGTTTGCTTGTGTTTCCGCCGTAAACAACTGATCACCAACTGTTCCAGAACCAAGCGCGTCCCTAGCGAGAGCTGGGTTCGTAATCTCATTTAAATTTTGGCTACCAAGCATCAACGTGCCTGTTGCTAACGGGTGAGTCCAAGTATAAGTAGTTCCACCAGTAGTAATAGATGTAAAAAGAGCGTCATGTAATACGTCATGACCAAATTTGGAGATAAGAAGATCAGGTAGCTTTACTGGACCATCAAACAATCCAGTTGATGACCTGAGCACTTTTCCGGGATTTGCGACTCCATCAACCGTTGCATCGGTAATTTGCGAGCTGACATGTGTATGTGGTAGCGGCGTGCGTGCGTTGGTAAAGCGCGGATCGTTAGTCAGCGCGACAGTTCCGGTGGTGTCGGGAAGAGTCCACGTGTGATTTGCCGTGAGGGTGTCAGCGGCTTGGAGTCGACCAGTCCAGACGCCACGGAACCAACCGAAAGCCCCTTTGAGCCGGGCCACGAAGGATCGGTTGTCTCCAGTATTCCCAAAAGCAGCATGGTTGGTTCCGCTCGACGATGTGAATGTTCCAGCTGTGTTTGTATCACTTTGCGCTACGACCCCAATGCCATCAGCAGAGCTGCCCAACAGACCAGTTCCAGTTAGCGACTGAGCAAGCACGGCTGTGTTTGTGGTGCTGTCTGCCTGAACTGCATAACCCGACAACCCGCCACTAAACGAAGCACCCCCATTCGCGTTCCTTTTTGCAATTAAATTTGGAGCTGGAGCGCTCGTCGCATCCGTGATGTCCGCGCTGACAATGCTGGAGTTGACCCAGAGGGTGTTCTCTGAGTTGCGCTTAAGGAATTGCCCTGTGGGTACGCCATTGATTGCAACGTCGTGGAGCTCGTTCAGTTCGTAGCCGTTATCAACCTTAACGAATAGTTTTCCGTTGTTTTGGTGAGCGTATTCAACGTAAGCAACTGTGACACTATGTTGCGGGGCTTGTGGTTTTACTTTGGTTAGTCCACCAGCAATAGTTGGAGACAAATAAAGAACATCGCCATCAACCCAAGTCTCACCTTGCAGAGAACCGGTTGTATTGATGTTCCTCACTTGACCCATTATAGTGATGAACCCTTCTTGGTTGTTATCAATATTTTCAGTTACAACACCAAGAGTGGTTGTGCTGTCTGGATCATTATCGCCTTGAGCGAGAACAACAGCCAGCCTTTGACCCTGAGCACCACCCTCACTAGCAATTCTAATGCGGACAACTTTGTATTGGCTTTCGAGTAGATTAGAACCCGTCTTGTTTACGACTCTTGCCAAGAATTCCTGTCCAAGTTGTAGCGTTACATTTCCACCTTTAAGCCCAAGATCAACCGTGCCGTCAGTGTTATTCCAACGCATCACCCCGACACCTCCAGCAATTTCTGGAGTTTGATCGAAGGTAATGTTGTCAACGCTTGCAGATCCAGCAACCGAAAGTGAAGCCAAGCTAAGGTTGGCGGTTCCATCGCTGGTTGTAGCGCTTGTGACGCTATTGGGACCGGCTGGCCCTGTTGGCCCTGTTGGCCCTGCTGGTCCTTGAGCTGCGCCTACTTCAATGTCAATTGGGGCCGAATCGACATTAACGTCAATTGGAGCGGAATTAATGTAAACGTCAATCTCAGCCATAATTAAGCGCGTTCAGGTGCAAAATACTTAGCGTCAAGAAGCCCAACCATGTACGGGTTATCAAACTTGTCCCTTAGGCCGTAAGGGTATTGAGTTCCAGCAATAAGAGCATCGCTATTTGCACTCGAGATTGTAATCTCCATTACTCCAGTACTATTGTAACTACTAACGATAGTAGCATCAAACAAAGTTTCGTCTTTCCTTGGCTTCTTTACGGTAAATACAAATGGACCAAGACCCGTCAGGTTGACAGGAGTATTAGTGCCGGAAACCTTAAGGGTAAAAGTGTGTGACCACTTAGCACCTTTGTAGATGTCGAAGTTCTTGTTTGCTGGAGTCATAATCTTACCATTTCACTTTATCGGCCCAATAAGCAGCGCTCATTTTACCTTTGGCGATATTAGCACCATGGCGAGCTTTAAAGGAAGCTCGCTTTTGCTTCATCCGATTGGATTCTCCAGATTTCGGCTTACCAGCAGTGCTGGCACCCTGTTCGCCAAAACGAATCAACTTACTCCTGTCACCTTCCTTAGCCATTACAACGTGGCTCTTTCTAGGGTGACTAGGAGTTCTTTTTGGCTTGTTGTATCCAGACAAGCCAAGCTTCTTCATGATCGGTTTCCTATCCATAATTTTAATCCTTAGAAATTACTTTCTGTATTTGGATGCGATTTGAGCAACTTTCTTGGGTTGCTTTACGAATTGCTTGCCCTGCTTGTTTCCTTTTGCTTTTGCCGCATTGGTAGCTGACTTCTGTGAAGGAGTCAGTGCTTTCCAAGCGGCATCAGGCAAATAGCGCTTCTTGCCCTTGCTTGGCTTACCGTCTGAGGTTCGCCATTTCTGGGCAGTCCAATCCTTTAGGGATTGTTGAGGCGCTTTCATTACATCGAGAAGGGACCACCGCCCATTCCACCCTTCATGCCCTTGCCCATCTTACCGGCAGCTTTCTTTGCCATCTTCTTGGCGACAGTAGCCTTAGCCATGGTCTTAGGTGCAACCTTCTTGGACTTAGCGGCGGCAACTGGCTTTTTCATTTTCGATTTCATATGCTTATTTTACTTAGTGTTTTAATTTGGAGTTAATTGCAGGAAATGTTTTGGGTAGCGTTACTTGTAACCACCGCCTTTGGACTTATACTGTCGAGCCAAGAGCTGAGCTTTTCTTGCGCTCCACTCACCGGGATCACCGCCTTTGCTGCCAGCTTTGATCTTGTTGAAAAGCTGCTTACGCATTGTAGGCTTGGTGTAATTGCCTGATTGATTAACTTTGCTTTTGGACTTCATTGATTCAATGTGATCCGCTACTCTTTTTGGATGATCTTGATTTGATCTCGAATGATTTGATCCACGTGACGGTGGATAATCCAATCTTTCAGAATGGGTATTTCTTCTTTGCCGAAGTTGCTAAACGCTTTTGTTACGCTACCTCTGCTTACAAGAATTAGATACAAATCATCCGACTGGTCAAGAACGTCCATTGCGTCCTCGATGAAATCATCAGTCATGATTGTCGTTATGAGAAAGCTAAAGCCCCAGGACTTCTAAGGCTTTAGCTTTGGCTAATTAAATAATACGATACCAACTAGTTCCATTGCTCAAAAAATGAGCAGTAAAACCAGACGTAATTCTATCGGGAACAGTCGTAGAAGCACCAAGAATGGTTCCACCTGTAACAGCCAAAGTGGTGGTAGAGGTATTTGCATTGATGATAATCACTTCTCGTAGCTCACCGTTGACGGCTGGTAGAGTGGCCGTAACAGCAGTGGTAGCCGTTTGGGTAGAAAAGCGATTTACTCTTCTAGTGATGGTTGCTGTAACTCCAGTGAATTCCTGAAGATCATCAGCAGTAATGGATTGAATACCATTTTCAACACCACTAGGACTTGCGACCACAAGCTGTCTATCTTGGAACCCAATAGCCTTACGGCCATTTTTAAGGTAACGACGGGAAATGTTGGTGCCGCGATTGTCAGGAAGAATAAGGGAAAGAATAGATTTCATGATTTGAGTAATTTAACTATGTACCCATTAAAGAAAAACTCCCGGCCCAACATGGGTTATTGAGCCGGGAGTGGGTTAAAATTAACCAAGGGAACTTTCGTTCATCACTCGGCCCGCAGGAGCGGGAACAGCCAAGTGACGAATGACAACACCGAATTCGGGATTGTCAGGACGGGTGCCGTTCGAAAGGACGCCACGGAACTGACCAATGGTGCCATCCGGGTTATCGTCGCGGTCCTCGTAGTTCTTCCAGCTGAAAGTACCCGAGTAGTTGACCGCATCGAACTGAGCAGGACCAACCGAGGTAATCGGCTTGGGAACAAGCGAGGTGCAGACGTCTTGGTGGAAGACGTAGGAGTCTTCCCAAGTAGCGTTAAGCCAAGCGGGATTCGGGACCTTCTTCCGGCTAAGGCCAGAGCCAACCACAATGTATTGCGGAATGGAAATCCAAGCCTTGAATCCGCCCGTGGTTGCGGTAGCTGCAACGGTAACTGGAGCACCATTGCTGAGTCTAACGTAATAGGTCGGGCTGCTTCCGGGACCACCGGCAGCACTAGCCAAACCAGTTACAATGTAAGAAACACCAGCAGCAGAAACAATTTGCGAACCCTTGTAGAAGCGGGCAGGCTTATTTGGTACGGCGTTAAGCTCATTTGCAATGGAAGCGTTGGTAGAAAGAACGCCATCAAGATTACCAGAAGCAACGGTAACGGTGATATATTTCGTGGCTTCGTTCATGTATTCCCAACGAAGCGTCTTATTATCAATGATGTGGGTGAAGCCATTGTAGCTCCACTTTACACCCATCGGGGCAAGAAGCTTTTCATTCTGGCTCGAGTAACGGAAATCCTCACGAATTTCAGGGTCGGCCATAATGAGACGACGGCTCTGACGGCTGGAAGTAACCAGACCATAAACCGGACGGTTTTCAACCATACCCATTGCGCCTCTACCAGCACCATTGAGGTTCAGGTATTCGTAAATGGAATCAGTAAAACCATTGGTTAGAATCGAAGCGTCAGTATGAGAAGCATTAACAGCAACGGGGAATGCCATCGAATTGTAACCATCAGTCGAGAGGTTGAAATCCGAGTTAAGAACAACAAGTTGCGAGGCAATACGGGTGTATTCCCGACGCTTGCGATCAATCCAGTTTTCGCGGGCCTGATCGGCGAGAGCCTTAACACAAGCACCCATCTGCTTGACGCGGCTGAATTTGTCGCGAAGCTGGTTGGTGTTCATCGGCGGACCCCAGATAGCCTTGTGCTGAAGATTGTACTCACGAAGGGTCTGACCAAACTGAATGTTATCCGAGGGAGGAATGCCATCGCCAGTGCCGGGGCCTTGGTGGTTAGCGGTATTGTCGTTAAGCTGCACATCTTGCGCGACATCGGCCCACTCAACTTCGTCAGCGTCACCGGCAATCATTGCGCGGTCAAACTGCATGGTCTTTTGGGTCGAGCTCTTCTCGTCATCCCAGAAGGCCTGACGATAGAGGGTGATCCATGGGGTGGGTTGCTCCATGAGCTTCTGGTTAATGTCATCATTGATGACCGGGGCTTGTTCCGTAAGGAAATCTTGAACTGTATAAGCTGCCATAATCGGGGTGCGTTAAAACGCGGTGTAAATTTGGTAAATGGATAATCTATGTTCGGAGCTATTTTAGCTGCCTGAAGACAAAACGGAGCCTTACTTTAAGGCTTCGGACGGATTGGCTAGAACGGATTACGCACCGAGCGGACAGGTCAGGAGGAGTTTTCGAACCTGCCTAACCAGCAAGTTCAAGTTCCTTCTAACACTGTCCGCTCGAATTACAACTACTTTTTTTCGGATAAGATTTATTATCCAGAAATTAACTTAAAATAGATCAGCGTTTTGAAGTCTTTCCATAAAGCTGGAACCTCTAATCTCATCGCCGGAACCGGAAGCACTTAGTGATTCACCAAGCTTAGGACGGGAAGACACTTCTTTCTTTTCGCTCTTGTCGCGTTCAGCTAGTTCACGCTTGGCAGCATTAAGTTGCTTGACGATATGAGGAAGTACAGTTCCAGCAAAAGCTGCAAAAGCCTGATCTTTAGCTCGAGCAGTCGAGAAATCAATCGACATGCTCTTAGAGCGAAGTTCTCTCAGGACGTCAGTTTCAGTTCCGTCCTCAATAAGTCCGGGAATGACTTCCTTATACTTACCCCAGATTTCCTTTTGAATCTTCTGGACAGAAGTTTTCTGCTCTTCAAGAAACTTGTTCTGTTCTTCGATCTTTCGGATTTCTTGCTTTTCCAAAAGAGTTTCTGCTTCAGAAAGCATTAGTTCTCTTTTTGCAACAAGCCCTCTAAAATCCTGAATAATGCGATAAGCTTCATTCTGATCGAAATCACTGAAATCTTTAAGATGTTCAGCAATCAGTTGGTTTTGCTTCTTCCGATCACCTTCCTTAATGATAGCCTGAAGGATTTCAGGTTCCAGCTCGTAGTTTTTGGAAAGTTCATCAGCACGATCAAACAGCAAAGCAGCAGGCTTGACGACCTCAAGGCGATAGTCGTCAGACTGTTCCACCTTTGTTTTGGCAGAAGTGCTAGCAAGTTCCTCAATGCGCTTCTTAAGTCCGTCAACTTCCTCAGACTTAATGCGAAGAGTCTCGAGTTCCTTCTTGGTTTCTTCGGGAAGAACGGTTTCGCCAGCTTTGGACTTGAGTTCCTTTAGCTCAGCTCTAAGCGCCTTGAACTTACTGCCAGCCTTTTCGTCAAGGCCTTTGGATTGCTCTTCAGTTTCCGCATCAAAGGCTTTTTCATCAAAGGAGTCAGACTTCTGTTCTTCCTTCTTTTCTGGTTCCTTTTCTTCTTTAGCGCCTCCAAAGAAGTCTTCGTCAATAATGGGGTCCTCTTCCTTGACGGATTCTTTTTTTTCAGGAGTTTTCTCCTCTTGCTTTTGCGTTACGTTTTCGGGGGCCTTTTTGGGTTCTTCTTTTTCACCCTTGGTGACGGGGATTTTGATTTCTTGGCTTTTACCAAAATCATTATCGAATTCAATTTCACTGATTCGATTCATCATTCCCTTGCCTTCTGGGTCTCCCCATGCAGCTGGCGGTAGTCCTTCTTCCTTTTCCATGATCTAGTTTTTAATTGGTTTGGCTATGTTTTAATTGCTTACGCTTTGTGATTGAGTCTGGATGGCTTGGGCGGCATGATCATCGGTTTGTCAGCAATTATGTGAATTGCAGATAGAACCTCGCAGGAGCCCTTGTAGTAGGCGAACGCAAGCGCACAGGCCTCTTGCCCCTCAGCTCCAGACTGAGCCCTCCAGATCGTCCCTAGGGCCTCTTGCGTGGCTTTTACGAATAGAGGGCTCTTAATCATAGAGCGCAAACGCTCTTTTTCCTTCTCAGAGAACAGGTTGCTCATAAATTAGTCTCGACTAACGATGTAGTTAGTTGATTCCGTTTCGGCTAGCTGTGTCAATCCTAGATTGCAACTCTGCTTCAGAGGCTGCAATTTTCGCAATGGCTTTCTGAGCTTCAAGCGTAACCTTGGCCTCCGATGCCATCTTACTAGCCTCAAGCTTAGCAAGATCAGCGCGGATTCTCATGGAGGCTTCCTGAGCGTCAATCGCCATTTTCTGCTGATGCGACTGCTCTCTGTGAGCCATTTCCTGCTGAGCCTTCTGTTCCTTAATCTGAAGATCAGAAGCGCCAGCCTGCTTGCCTTGATTTGCAAGCTCTCCCTCTCTAGCCATTTTGTTAATCTGCTTCATGCCGTTGACGACAATCTCGCCAATCTGCTGAACGCGCTGGCGATAGGCATTAAGCTCTGGCATGACCGTCTTGTGAACAGTGACCATTTCAAGGTGAGCAGTGCAATGGCGATACAACTGCTGGTGCTCAATGGTCCAATCAGAAAGATCAAGAACGCCTTCATCAACATCCTTAAGGCCAACTTCAAGCTCTTCAATGTGAACGCCAAGGTGAACAAGGTGATCTTCACCGTCCACGGGATCAATGTAATCCCCTTCAAGCATTTCGAAGTTCTCAAGTTTCGCCAACTTGTAATCAACAGGGAAGCGCTTCGTATCAGGCTCTCCAAGGTAGCGATTGGCCTTATCAACGCCAAGAAGCTCAACAAGGTAATCGTAAGTGAAATTCTTGCGGCCAACAGCATCCATTTCCGCAAACATCTGGGAAACTTGATCCAGAAGCATAATTCTCGATGCGCGAGATCCAGTGCCAATAATGCGACTAGCTCTAACCCTCTTAACGTCAATCTTATTGAAAATCTCAGGAGGAACACCTCTAGCAATGCACCGCTCCTTCATTTCCTTCACGCGCTGTGCAGCTTCTCTATCCTTCTGCTTGACGGTAAATGCTCTTCTCACCTTCTCCCTCATGATCTTGTCATAAGGACCGTAGAACAAGGAAATCGCAAATGAATTGAGTTTATTGATGTAATCCAACTTTGAGCTAATTTCCAGCTTTGTTTGACGATCTTTATCATCCTGAAGCATCATCGAACCGGATGCCATGCCGCCAGTGGCGCGATTCAGAATGTTTCGACTCTCGTTAATCGCCGGAATAATTGCGCGATTGAGGTCAATCTGGGTCTGGCGCTCAGGGATGCGCATTGTAGGAGGAAGCATCAAGAATGGACCCGCATCAATAAGCTGGGCATCTTGGGCGTCCTCAATGGTAGCAGGTTGGACAATCAGGGAAGATCCAACTCTAGCATTATCCATTAGCTTGCAATGCATTACGTCCATTGCGTTGCAGAGCTGGAAAATCAAATATCCCAATCCGCGAACAGTATAAAGCTTGCCACCATTGCCAACAGAGAATGGGAAAATCTGGAATGCTTGATCTGCCGAATCGTAGTAATCACGTTCTCTGAAAAGGAACTCTTCTTCACGTTGATTCTGATTGGACTTGGATTCTCTTCCATGACGGGAACTGATGTAATAAGAAATTTTCTTGGACTCGAGTTCTTGAACCCAAGTGTGAATCACTTCAATTGGGTCGCAAATAGACTCAACGTAAAGCTCATTGGCTTTAATGTCGCGCTGGAGTTCTTCGTAATTATCCCATTCAGGCTTAGTAGAACCAGCGTGATGGCTAAGAATGGCCATGATTTCCTCCTTGTTCCAGCCATTTGCATCAATCTTCCGGTAAAGTTGAGGCACGGTATAGGTTCCAAGAGCGCAACAAAGCTCAACCTTGGAGGAAACAATGCCGGTTTTTCGAGGGAACTTGAAGTGATCAAGGCCACCAACCGAGTACTGCATGGTTTCCTTGTCATCAAAATAGCAAATGCCGACACCGTGCGTCACGTAAAGATCAGCAAGTTGAAGGTGATTTGGCATCGAAGCATCGTCCGAGCGATCCATTGTAGTGAACTCCTCAGCCATGATCAGCGACCACGTTTCTGAGTAGTTGGGATCAACATCAGACATCAACGGAATTTCCGCAAGGGTCTTGGGATTAGTGTAGATGTCAACGTACGCAGCAACAGCTTCATTCTTGATTGCCGGACCTTCTCCAGTAGTAATGTTGAAACGATCTGACTGACCCTTGTTTTCCATTTCAACCTCATCATGAGGTGGAACAAAATCCATCAAGCCTTGAACCAAGGAACGATTTCTTGAGGAATCACCGTCAGCTTCCTCGAGTGTTTCGTAGATATTCCTAGCCGCAGCTGGGCTTGTCAGTCTCTCCTCTGGAACATCGAAATCCCCATCGGATTTAATTGAGACTGTTTTAAGCTCATCAAGAGCTTGCTCTGAATCGTTGAAAAGGCTCATGCAGTAGCTTATTAATACCGAAAATTACATCAAGGCCCGCTCAATCGGAATAACATTAATTACGACGTTTACGTTGGTGCCGGAAGCGTTACCGATGGATTTCACTTCGATTTCATTAATTGGCCCGTAATTAATATGCTGCCCGCTTGTTGCCTCAATAATACCCTCATTAGGAGTGAGTGAAGTTAATCCGATCCAAGCACTACCTGTATAATATGAAATAGAAACAGCTGTAGCACCTGTTGCGGGACCATGAATGGAAAACACAAATGATCTTCCAACCGGAACGGGGACCCTTACGGTTGCTGGCGTAGCTCCAAAATTAATAAGTGGCATGAATGTTGGTAAACACCATTACCAAACTAATGTCAAGCCCTCTAATTTTCTAGGCTACAAACCCATCGGACTTGTTTGTTTGTTTGTAAAAGGCACTTTCTCTCCAAACCCCCTCCTTCCCCCTTAGCCGCAAGCTAAAGAAGTCGAATGGAAAGGGAACCGCTGATGAGCCTTGTTTTAATTCCCGCTCATCCCACGCTTGTGGCCTCCTAGGAAAAAGGGCTTGCTGTTGTAATGGTGCTGCCGTTGGAACCACGCGGACAAGAGAAAGCCCGCAAATCAACGCTCTACCATTGAAATGCGGGCCTCTCCTTTTGCAGGGGAAGGACTCTGGTGGTGAACAACGAGGTAGAGCTTCGAAGTGGGAAGAAGCTCTACCCCGTTAACGGATGCAGCAAGGAAAAAATTGCGGGAGTGGGATTTGAACCCACGACCTTAAGCTTATGAAACTTCTGCGCTACCTCTGCGCCATCCCGCGATTAATGAGAAAGCTCTGGCTTTCACCAACAAGCCTCCTCGCGGAAAAATTAGCTAAATCTGGAAAAATGTCAACGAATCAATCTTCTACCGCATCCAGTCGAAATTGATTTCCTCATTTTTTCTTTTCGCCACCCATGGTCTACCATCTTTGCAATACTCTTAACCTCAATGCTTTGTAGCCTGCCGAGAGAGATTGCTTTGTCAATTACCATCAAAACAGCGTCAGCAAGGTCAGGGGAACGCTTAAGTCTCTTCTTAGCCTCTTCTTTGGATTCCACCCGAAGAGTTCTTCCCTCCTTAGGATGATACTCACGTTCAACCAATTCCGCCATTACCTCTTTGGAAATGCCTGAAATCTGATTTGATCTAAAGTATTCCTTAGGTTGAATCCACAATTCGGAGTTCTTGTTGTAAAATGTGCAGTCTTCATTTCTGAATACCACTGTTCGTTCAGATGCTTTGCCTTGGAAATTGATTTTAGAAACCGCGGGACTCCACTCCATGTCCACAATATGACCAAATGGAGTGCCTGAACCCGTGTTATCCATTGCTGCATTAGAGGGTCTTACCCCGAAATCCATGCTAAGTTCCATCCATTGGCGTACGATTTGATGGCTATGAGCTGTGTCTTTGTCATTGATGTCTTCAGAAAATGACTTGAAGTGACAAAAGTGAAGGTGATCAACTCCATTAGCCTTGCCTAATTTTGCATAAGCAGAGCTGGACCTGTCGCCATTACGCGAGAACGAAGGGTCGAGCGCCGTGAGGATCATTGTAGGACCATCCCAATCAGGCTCGTCCTGATTTAATGCAGACCCATTCAGAAACTCCACCTCAGAGTAAATTGAGTTAGCAGCACCATCTGGACACCAGAAGGCCTTAACGAATCGGTAGTAGCCTCTCGACTTCCGTCCACCGCGAGCTTCAGCAATTCTATCACAGTAAGCCTGATCCGGTTGCCAAAAGAACTTGTCGCCACCCTCATCCAAGATTCTAGGGCTTTTCTCGGCGTCTAGGCGAATGCATTCACCATACTTGGTCTCCCACTCTTCATCCTCTTCCGTGACGCTTTTCCAGCCATCCTGAGGCTCACAGAGGTCAGCAAATGGATCAGTTAGCTTGTCTGGGTTAGCCATGCCACAAAAGACCATCCTATCATTTGAAGTCATGTTCTCAAACGCCGTCTTCAGAATGCCATCACCAAGCTCATTGAACTCGTCCGCAGCAACCATTACGACGGGGTTCTTAATACCCAGAAGATCTTTGCACGCCTGCTCTGCGTCAGAATTGCCAGCAGCCATTAGGACAATACCAGAGTTCCGCCAAAGTTTTCCTTTCTGGTCCACCCCCTTGATGTAGCCGTCAGAGTCAATGAGTTTGCCGGGGCATCCCATTTCTACAGCCTGACCCCAGAATTGCGTAATCGACTTCCAAATACGCATTCGAGCCGCCTGCTTGGTAGTGGACATCACAATGAAGTAGGTCTCAGCAGGGCGAGCCCAATAAAGCATCAGCCCAAACAAAGCCACCGTGTCTGACTTTCCAGAAGAAGAACAACCCGCAATTCCAAGGAACCTCTTCTTTTCCCAATCACGGACCAGCTTCCGCAAAATCCTAAGAGTCCACCGATTCCAAACAACACGACGAATCGAATCCTCGCAATTAAACGCCAAATCAATAGCCCTCTTCAGGTTCTGAAACCTCTGATCAGAAGTTCTCGAAACATCATTCCCCTCTCCGGCACGGGCAAACAAAAACAAATTAGCCTCAATCTTACCTGTCCCATCAGGAAACGTCCATCCATCCACAATTAGACTCATAATCAAATAAGCTTACTACCTTCAAAATAAGAACGAACCAAAGCCAACCCAATTTCCTTATCGTCTTCCTCAGGCTTCTTCAAAGGCTCCACGTGAACACGGTTATTAAAAGCATCAAAAGCACGAACCTCATTCCGAACACCACTCGCCTTCTCCTCTTCTTTTCCAGCCCTGCGATCCATTACGCGCTTCTTCTCCAATTCATATTCCAAATCCCTATCCTTCTGACCGGCATTAATCGCAACAGTGTCATAAATGGCCTGACCAGCACCATAAATAGTTCCAATGGGATTCACCTGAGTCTTTAAAGCCCTCATCGCAGGATTACTTTCATTAGCAAGCTCCTCCGCTTCCTTCATTCTCTTCAAACGCAATTCCTCATCAGTAGCCAGCCTTCCAACCTCCAACGCCATCAAGCCAGCCTCAATAGGCGAGGCAACGGCCTTCAAAGCAGCTTTTTTCAAAACAACCTTACCAGCAGTGTCTCGAGCCGCAATCCTTGCAGCTTTTATTGACGAATGCATTTTATCAGCAACATCAACAGTAGTCGCGACATTATCAATGACATCATTATAGTCAGGCATAAAACCTTATTATCAAAACAAAAAAATGGGTCAATTTATAATTTATTTTTTGCGGGGAAATTAAATTTTCCATGGGGATGCCATAAATTCTCTGGTGGTGTTTGTGTGGGATGTGCGGAGTCGATAGACACCCGTCGCCCCCTGCTGAGAGACTTAGAACTCACAGCGATCAGCAACTACATCGTGTTGATGTAGCCTGAAGAGAGAGCAACAACAGCAGCGTGGCTCACTGCATTAGAAAGAGAACCGTATGAAGGCAGAACAATACATTGAACGGAACAAGATGTTAAAGGAAATTAGAATCCTAAAGCAAGAGCTCGTTGTCTGCTGCATTAGCACGGCAGTGATGGGTGCGGTGACTGTCGCTTCCTGCTTCTCGGGTGAATGGGAGTGCATTGCCGCTTCCCTGCTCACGATGTCGATTCCGTTATCGGCATGCATGATGGTTCGCGGAGCTATCGAGCGCCTTGAGGAAAGGATCTTCCAGCTTCGGATGGCTTGAGTTGATGACCTGAGCAAGTCGTTAAACTGCTCACTTAAATAGAATGACAAGACATGAAGAAACTAATTAAGAGACTATTGGGTATCACAAAACTTGAGGAAGAACTTGCTGCTTCTCAGGCTGAGGCTGACAGGCTTTCGAGTCTGATAAAGGGGCATGAAGAAATGCTTAATGCTCGGTTTGAAGGTGAATGGAGGATCACCAAGGATGGCCGTCGTCGTTATCGCAAGGTAAAGACGGTCATCATAGCGGACATCTGGCGCACTGAAAGCGTTCCGGTTGATCTTTGATGTTGCGATTAACCCCCGTAAGGGGTCCACGGTTTAGGACGAACAAATGGGAGCACCGTGCTGACGAGTCCAGCTCCAGTAGAAAGAATAGTATGGCTAACCAATGCGTATATTGCAACAAGCGTCGCATCCCGACGAACATGCTCGTTCTCGGTCCTGATTGGATTGAGTTCTGCGAACCATGTGGGGTTCAAAATGAAGCTTCGAACAGGGAAACCGGAGAGGTGCTTACAATTAAGGCTCTCTTCGACAGATTGGTCGAGGAGAGCAAAACGAAACCCAAAGAAGAAGTTGCCTCCAGTATTGAGCCGGGAAGCTTTAAGGATCGCTTTGACCAACTTTTCAACCAAGAAGAACAATGAACGCAATTGACCGCTCGTTTGCCGCAGTCCTTCGGGATTGCTCAAAGAAAGAAGGACGCTTTGCTCGTCCATACGCAGTCCGCCTTTATCGGTGGCTAAAGGATCAAGGTGCCGCTCTTGAAGACGGTATTCTGAAGAGGGGTAAGATTACCTACTGCTTCACGGCAGTTGGCAACTACGTCCAATTCAGCGTAAAGGAGGAGGCATGAACTACATTCCTCTTCATGTCGCCATCAGCCTCTCCCTTTGGGCGGCTATTGCTTACATCCTGCTCCTAATCTTCGGATGATTCTGTCTGAAGACTGGGTGGAGCGGATGCTCCTTATCGCAGAGAAGAGCCCTCAGCAAGTCGCTGGGGGCTTCTTCATTCAGGGTGAGCTGGTCACCTCAAAGACCAGCGGAAGGCGTGCTGTAGTGGCGTCCTGCGACTCAGAATGGACTACTCTCCAGTTTCGGGATGGAGCTACGTCCACACAACCAACCTCCCGAGTTCAAAGGAATTACACAAGATCATGAAAGCAATTGGAATCATCGTTATTATTGTCGTGCTTCTGCGCATGATGGCTTGGGCTGACACTGGCATGCGTGGTGGAGAAAAGGAATCCTCCATTATCCCAGCGTCCGTTAAGGGATGGTTCGGACAATAATGTCCATGGGTATTGGTCAAAACACGGGGTTTTAGCCAATATCCAGAACAAGAATCGTCATCCTTGATTATCAGAGCCTAGTTCAGATCCGTTTGGACTAGGCTCTGTCATCAGGGGTCGAACAACCTCTGAGCCAGAAACCACCACAAACAGCCAACCTTAAACCAAGCGTCAATGATGACAACAAACGGTTTGGGGTCTTCGTATTTATTCGTAGTCGTGGCGGGAACCACTCAACGCTCTACTTGTATGACGTTGAATGGCTCATTCCGCACGCGTAGTGGGGGATTAACTCAACGAAAGATGATTTATTTGCCACATGGGGAAGCATTCCCGGACGTATTCCTGACGTATTCTCCCATTTGACGTTCTTCCCTGTTTGGGTGGGTGTCTCTTTGGGTGGTATATTGGGATGTATTATGGATTTCGGGTTGTTTGATTGCTCTATGGCTAATGGTGTTCTTTATGCTCTATAGGGAATAGAATACCATGCCCTGTAATCCTAATACAGTAACGCAAGTTCATTGCGATACCATTGGGATAAGATTAGACATCAATTGGTTCTGATCCATTTGATGGAATTGGAGCAAATCCTTTATTTGTAAGGACTGCGATGTTCACATTGGTCCTCTGACCCTCATTAGAACCAGTGGGATCTACAGCCTCTTTCAGCATCTTGTGGGCTACAGCAGCCTCTTGGAATGTCTGGGGTATAGGTGACATCGCAAAGAACCGATCTAGGGCCTTCTTGGCACCTTGGTAAACCGATTCGCGAGACTGTTCACCACGTTCAGTCCATAGAGCAGCTAGAGCTTGGGCAGGATCATTGGTTTCTACCAGTGGATTGGCCTGAGCTAGCTTAATTCTACCCGGTGTTGGCCACTTGTCCTTGTAGGCCTTCTTATTGATGGTCTCGGGTTTGATGCCATACTTTGGGGCAATCACGGTCGCTTTCTCTCCAGCGCAATACAAGGCTTTGATTACCTCCCATTGCTCCTTGCTGACCTTCATATGAGGGTCAACTCGAGACAATTGAACGGGTTCAGGCTTAATTGGAGAGACACAATCTTGTTCGTTATGGATGTCCATACACAGAACTACAGCTTTCAGTGGAATTTGTCCACAACGTCCTCAGGTGCGTATCAGCCTGAAAATACAGCTGCATTGAGCGCTTCGCGCTTGAGGCTATGTCAACCAGTCCATAAGGACACAACCGAATACACAACGTGAAACACACATTGAAAGTAACAAGCGGGTTCAACCCTGAACTTGCAGCGGGAAGCTTCCCGATTCCAGACTCCATCCTCATGGCACTGGAGGAGAAACTTGGCACTGGTTCAGAGGTAGAGCCGTTCCTTGATGAAGAGGAAATCACTCGGCTCATTCCACGGGCAGTGAAATGCCTCACCATGGACATGCTTGGTAGCAAATGGCTACCGAAAGGTGCAGACAAGGTGATTGAATCCTCCCGCAAAGACCTCATTGCACTGGCTAAGGAGCGTGGTTATCCACTCTCCCTTGAGGAGAGGCTTGCAGCTTGCGTATGGAACGCACAGCGGATGCGTGAGCTTGAGAACTGGAAAGGTGAACAGAACAAGATTCGCCGTGCCAATCAGCACTTCAACAAGTCGGAGACGGTTAAGGTTTCTGGTCCTAACGGTAAAAAATGGGACAACGCTCAGGTCTATGAGCTTCCTCCCTTGCAGAATGAAGGAAAGAGCATGAAGCATATCCCGGCTCGCTACTGCCTGCGACTCCTTGACGGACGATACTTCGACTTGGGCATGACCCAAGACATGCATCGCCCAATCCTTAGTGATGGACCGGACATTGCCATGCAACGTATAGCTAAGCGTGCAGGTCTGCAAATTCGTGGAGGTGCGCACAGCATCCTTCAGGCTCTCACTGGACTGACAGACATCATCCCGTCCTACATGACTATCTGGCAGCGCAACCAATGGGTTGTCATTGTAGGCTGGCAGAAAGATCCCAAGCTCACCAATTCTTCCTACTACACGGAAGGACACCAGCTCTCACTCAAAGGAGAAGAGAACGAACGTCTCACTCTCTCAGAGTTGGACTACCACTTGCTCAAAGGAGCAGCAGAGACCGAAGTTCAGGACGAACAAGGTGAAACGGTGGACTACATGAACGAGGAGGAGGAACTGGTCGCCATGGCATTTGACCGTGAAGAAGACACCTCTGAATGGATTGATGCCGATCAATTCGACGAAGGCTCCATCGAGGAAAAGCTGGTGATGTTCTCGCAGCGTCAGCACGCCCCTAACGTAATGCTGGCGGGATTCCGTAACGGAAAGCCAGTTCTTCGCACAATTAGCGTAGGAAGCAACGAGCAGGCTACCATGGGTGACATTCACTCACAAGCCACATACAAAGCCCTCAAGGCTGAATATGCATACGCACAGAAGTTGCACCAAAATGCAATGCGTGCAGGTGACATGGACTCCGCATCAAAGCACTTGGAGCGCATGAACGTAGTCACAGCTATGGCGGCACTCAGGGAGGAGTGGATGAACCCCGGATTCTCCAGCCTGATCCAATACTGGATGCCAGTCCACAAGCGTGGATTCGGGTCCATCAAAGGGACAGCAAATAACGCACCAGTGTTCGAGACACCAAGAACTCAGGAAAGCATGTTCTTAGTCCCGGCTAATACCATCGAGGTTAAGGCCGAGGTTATTGAAGTGGACGAAATGCCACCTCATCGCTCTTGGGTGATGAATCGCGTCAAGCGAGGCACACTTGCACTTGTCGAAAGCAAGCAAGGTCTAGTGACCAAGCGGATTGACAAGATCCAACCAGCACGGCTTAGCGCAAGCAACGCTTCGCCTACACTCAAAGCAAAGCTTCGCTCCATCATTCGCGAAGAACTCGAGACCGGAACACTTCACCAAGAAGTTGCGGACACCTTTGCCATGGCGCTGGAGTCTGCGCTTCGTGGGCTTCGCTGAGCGCTTCGCGCTTGGTAATTAAGAGATTCAGATGAAAGAGTAGGAGGTGAGTTGCCTCCTGCTCTTCGTCAATAAACCGACCATAGGTCACAACAAAACAGACAAATGAACAGCATCGAAGACGAGATCCAAAACGAACTGCCGCCAGCCGTCCTCCACACCCGTGACAAAGCAGACTACGACGCACTGATGAGCAACTTCGCAATCAACAAGATCGCAGGACAGATCAAGATTGTCCACGGTCTCACCAGCGAATCCCAGATGGCACTACTCCGTGCCGCTTCCAAGGGAACCCGCATTGTCACCACTGGTCTCCCGGTGGACATCGCCTCTCAATTGGGAGAAATCATGGTGATCCGCAGCTGGGACAAGGAGCGTCCTGACGGAACCCGCACACGTGGTTGCACAGCACCGGCCACCTACTGCGTGCGTAAGGTAATCGCGACGCAAGAAGCCGCTGACGCATATGAGCGCCTGAAGCAGTCCGAGGACTTCAAGGAAGCATTCGGCGCTGGTGAGGCTGAAGACGAAGCTTTCTAAGCAACAAAAAAGCAGGTCCATCTATTAAGGTGGACCTGCTTTTTATTTACTAACGTCAATCACGTTAGAGACACAACAACACGCAACAGGGGCATCAACAGGAGTATGAAAAAGAAAATCAACCAAGAAGTCAAGTATTCCGTGACGTATAATCCGGTATTTGAAGCGGAGCGTAAACAATCGCTGCGTCCACACGACCGTCATCAAGAAATGCTTGAAGAACACAAGCAGAACAAAGCCTCTCACAAGGAAGCGCATCGTAAGGGTTACCACAAGATCAAGACGACGCCACACCGAATGGTCTAATGCAGACAAAAGAACTGATTAAGGCATTGAAATACATGCTGGATGAAGACCTAATCAACGAGAAAGATAAATGGTTCTGTCAATTATTGTGCGAACGCACACCAGAATCAGAGCTAAGCTCAAACCAAATCAGATGGCTTAGCTCATTGCACCAAAGGGGAGGAAGACCATTCCTCTCTGAAGAATAATTTCCAGTAGCAAGGAAAACAGAGAGAAGAGACCATGAACCGTCTCCGACTTCTTAGAGCTGAAGTTGATCAAAAATAAAGCCCCGTAGCTCTGTCCTTATGGACCGGGGTGTTTCTTTCTCAAAAGTAAATGGCGTATAGGATTATGTTTATCCTCACAATCATTTTGGTAATGCACATCATTTCGAAAAATGAATCACATCAAAGACACAAGAGAACCAATCTTCAGGAAAATCGGAAAACGATACGTTGAGTGCGGTAAAGTAGACTCCCCCTACGCAGATGGGTGCAATTGGGAAAGCAACAGGAAGGATGGACTCTGGCTACATACAAGCGGAGAGTTTCACAAAGCCATGTCGTTTATTTGCAGCCTAGAAGAGTTGAAGCTTCCTGCAATTCAAATAGCAGCAATGCACCTTCTTAAAGAACAATTGGCACACGCAATAGTACAAAGAATGTATTCTCCGTTCAGCCCTTACGAACTGGCTAAATACGTAACTGACTTCATTTGCAATCAGAAATCTGAATAATGACACCAGAAGCACAAAGAATCGCCATCGCAGAGGCTTGCGGGTGGACAGACATGATCTACTTGAATCTCCCCGTGTATGGAGCATGGGGCTCATCGCTCCCCGAAAAGCATCTTAAGACTCCGGTCGGAAAACCTCCATTCGACATTGAGGAGATTCCGCGAACGGAAGTGTTTCACGGGTCTGAAGTCTCCCGCATCCGCTTGCTAGACTACCTCAACGACCTCAACGCGATGCACGCTGCGGAAAAGTCGCTGAATGATGAAAACGACCATCATTATTCCGAGGTGTTAGAGTCGGTTGTTGGTGCCAGATTGTCGTCAAATAATGCGTGCGACATGCAGAGATTCAGGTCAGCAACCGCCGCCCAACGTGCTGAAGCCTTCCTGAAAACACTAAACCTCTGGACCAATGAGTGACCCGCGGACACCAATAACAAATTCAATTGTTTCAATAATCAACGACGAAGGATCGTACGATCCTGACTTCTTCCTTGAAGTAATTGAACCAATCATTGCAAAGCTAGAAGAAGATTTCATAGAAACTTCTTCAGACTTAGATTTCCGTCGTGGTCTTTATGCGCTTCAATCGAAAAGAATGCGAGAACTTGAAGAAGAAGTGAAGCTTCTCAGGGAAGGCTTTAATTTAGAAGGACTCACTTCAACAGAATCTTGCTGTGAAGAGTTCAAAAAAGAACAAGCAGAAACAATCAAAAGCCTAGAAGAAGAGCTGGAAGAGATCAAAAACAAGTCCAAGCTCTCTTCGATTAACCGGCAACTACAAGTAAAGCTAAATGCAGAAAGAGAACTTGCTGACAGGCTTGCTATTTCGCTTGAGATTCTAGCTTGGCTGGATGGACCAGATGAAACAAATGAATCAGAAAAAGCAATTAAAGCTTGGAAGGAAGCCAGAAAAGAAAACTTATTTAGAAAAAACAATGAAAATCCGGCTGAATAAAAAATACCGTTATCGAAACGGAGAGCTAGCTCGAATTTTATGTATTGATGCTCCGGGAAGTCAACCTGTTGTATCAATCGGACTTACAACAGGTGAAGCTTTAAACCATAATGTAAATGGTCAGTTTTTTGAATCATCATCAGAATACAGTTCATTTGATCTAATTGAAGACAAAGAACCGCTTGAATGCTGGATTTGTATAAGAAATCATCATGTTGATTTCACTCAAGAACCAGAGAATCACAAAGCTAAAGCAAACTACCGTTTGTTTAGAGAAGTCATTTAAAAAACCATGATTGACATCACAAAAAAATACAAAACGCGGGACGGGCGGGAAGCCGCCTCGCACGTCGAACTAAAGCCGGGATTTCTCTCGGGGTCGGGAGCCCACTACGACATGCACCCGAAACAACCCGGCTCGTTCCGCCGGACACTGGAGGACGAGAGCCCGGCATGAATCAATTCTCAGGAATCTGGAGAGGCTTCAAGGTCCTCGGAATCGCGCTCCTAATCTCCCTGCCTCTGGCCATGTGGAAGCTTGGTGAGATCGTCGCATGGATCATCCGAAACGTCGAAATCACAACGAAATGAAAACCGAACTTGAACTGATCGAACTTGAGAGAGCAAACCAACGCTCGCTGGGCTACGCCGCCGCGCACGATGACGAGCACATCCACGGCGAAATCGCCGTGGCCGCAATGTGCTACACGCACGAAGCCGTGCTCTGGAACAACGGCCACAATCTGGGCGACTGCGAAGACCATTGGCCGTTTGAAGACGAGGCATGGAGACCCAGCGAAGATCCTGTTCGGAACCTGGTCAAAGCTGGTGCCTTGATCGTGGCGGAAATCGAACGGCTGTTTCGCGCCGCCACTTTGAAGCTCGACGCGAAAGGCACGCCAGTCATCCCCGATCTGGCCGCTCGCTACGACCACCGGGACGGAACATTCGATCCCGAGAACATCCCAAGCGCAGGCAACCCCGACCGAGAACGAACATGACCCCTGAACCTATCCAAGAATCCACCCCGGCAACTCCGACCGATGACGGGTCGGGGGTTGCCGCTGCCGCGCCTTGTTCGGCGTTCGTTGTTCATGTGGAGGTGAGCGGCGAGACGATGGGCGACGCCTGGGACAAGCTGCTGTCGGTGGTGTGCCTGGCTTGCGAGTCCAAGAATCGAAACGATCACAAATGGCCGCTGATGGTTTGGAACGAAAACGGGAAGATTTCAGTTAAGCCGAACGCCGATGGTGATGGACGGCGCGAACCAGCGCCGCCTCACCAATAGACTTCCTCGCCGTTCCATCCACCAACTTGTTCATCCTCTTATGACGCTCGAAGAAATCAACGAAATGTTCGGAACGTCCTTCACGCTCGGCTGCGAGGTGATGGTCGAACGCGACGGGAAAACGCCGCATGTGGGAATGGTCGTCGGAACGGATGACTGCTTCCTGAAGCTGAAACTGGATCACCACAATGTGGTCTGCATGTTCGATTACTACCCGCCCGAATGCCAAATTATTGGATGAACGACAACAGCGCAGGCACCGCCGCGCAAGAAAGGCCAATGAAATGAAATTGAAAAGATTATGGGCGGTTTCTCTGCCGCGACTTGTTCGTGCTCTTCGGGCGCGGCACTACTGCTGGAAAACTGGCGGGCATGTGGACCGCTTCGTCCGCAACATCTACGGCGATCAGATCAACTACCACAACGGGATGCGATCCGAATGGAGGTGCAACTGCTGTGGTCGATACAAGCTCCGGCCTGAACTCAACCGCGAGGCTCTGGAATTCCGTAGCACGAACGTCCCTGATGTGGAGCGGCCGGAACAAGCTCCGCTTCCATCTGACGGCTGATCGCCGTCTCCACCATCTTCTTGTTCAGCTTTCCCCGAACTACCTATGAACGCCACCAAACCAACAATCCCGCCCTCGCTTGAGGGTTTCGCCAAAGCCGCCGCCGCCCTCGCGGAAGCGCAAGGAATCAAGCGCTTCGAGATGACCGTTGAGGTCGATTACGACGACGAAAAGCAGTTCGAGCCGAAGCCTGATTGGTCCGGCTCCGTCAAGGTGATCTACTGGGCAACCGATGGGCGCGGCAGACCATCGCGGAACATTCGAATCCACTACTTGGCCAAGATGGAAGCGGTCGTCGAATACACGCCCGAATCAGTGAGCTGAACGATCCAGCGATGGCGCGGCGCGCTGGAGATTGAAATCAAATTGACGGCTGATCGCCGTCGCCATCCGCGACTTGTTCAGCTTTGCTCGAATCACCATGAAACAACGACTCATCCAACTTGTAGGAAGCCTCAAACCCGGCCAACGCATCGACATCGCGTGGTCAAATCTCCGCGAAATCACACCATACGAGCACAAGGGAGGCGTGTTCGGTCCGGTCGATCAGATCCTCGGGAACATCATCGGCGCGGCATACTCAATCCGTTTCTGGGAAAATCAGGAAAAGCAACTGACCACGTTCGAGCGGCTGCCGAAACCGTTGGAAGGCGGATTGCGGGCGCACGTTGACCCTAATCGAGCCCACCTATTCAAAAAGCGCCCCGATGGATTTTATGAGCTGAACGTCAAAGTGCATACACCGCTACCAGCGAGAGCCAGCTTCGAAACGGGGGTGAAGCCATGAAGCCACGCCAAGACTCCGCCGACAGTAGGGCTGGTAGCGGTTGTATGGCACGCCTTGTTCGTTGCTCTTCATTTCTTCGGTGGGTTGAGACACCGCGAACGTCCTGCGGCATTGGCGCGGTAAACCGAACCGGACGACGATTCTCTGAGGTAATCCACATAGCCGCAGGCCAGCAGTTTGTCGGTGCTGTGCGAAACCTTAAAGGACTCTACGCCCATGTCGTTCGCGAGTCTGTGAACTCCTGACCCTACGTCGTATGCAACCAATCGGATCAAAACGCTCAAGTCAAAACCATCAAGTGAAGGTGGTTCAGGTAACTTGGCTTGATCGACTTCACGTCGCCTGTTCTGTGTTCGATGCCAGCACACCCGCACGAGAAGAAATAAATTCAGCGTCGCTGAAACCCAGAGGACACTACCTAGGATTTTGTTTGCTGTGGATAACCCTGACAACGATAGCAACAGTGGAAGCGCCAGAGTCCACGCTCCTGCTATGGCTTTGGCGAGCGTCGTTCGTGCTGCCTCAGATTGGGTGGATATCCATTCCTCTGCTGCTTCGATTCGATTCATGGGATCTTCACTCCCTTCCGCTTGAAAGACCTTCTAAACCACAAGTCCGCAATAACTCCCCAATACCCCGCAATGAATAACACCCCCGACCATCCGCAGCGCTAGCGGTCGGCTGCGTCGCACGTTCTTTTAAATCAATAAAACAACAAAGCCCTTCGGGCTTGAGCATTTAATGTAATGAACACAATTCAAGAAAACAAATCCGTAGTGTTCCATACTAACGGAGAAATCAATCCCGGTGCTTGGGAGCTTATGGGTCTGTCAGTAAAGACCAATGAAGAGAGCATTGGAATGTTTGGAACTGGATTTAAGTATGCAATCGCAGTGCTTCTCCGAACTGGACACGAAGTTACAATCCATTGCGAATCTGGTAAAGTTTATGAGTTCAGTCTCGAGAAAATGGAATTCCGTGGTCAAGAGTTCCAGCGTGTTCTTTGCAATGGCAAGCACCTTGCATTCACGACTCACTACGGATTCAAGTGGACTGTTGATCAAGCATATCGCGAGCTCATGTCCAATACCATGGACGAGTCTGGGGTATGCCTTCTGGCAAGTGGCCCTTTGAGTGCTGGAACTTCTATTGTCGTCACTGGTCCAGAAATCATTGATTCTCACAAGAATAATGATCGTATCTTTATTGGTGATCGTGAGCCAATTGCTAAGACCAATACTGTCAATTTCTACACTGGCAAGGGTGACGTTTGGTTTCGCGGTGTTAAAGTTTCTGAGCTTCAGCAAGCCAATTGGTCTTACGAGATTCTTTCTCATCTTGACCTGACGGAAGACCGTACGATGGCAAACATCTACGCGTTCCGTTACACTGTAGGTGTGGCTATTTGTAAACACCTCAAGGACAAGAGCCTAATTGAAAAGCTCATCACCTCCAAAGGTATTGAGTCTGAGTTTGATTACGACAATACTTGGTCCAAAGAAATGGAGGAAACCGTCAATGAAGTTTGGAAGAAGCGCCCAACTTCACTGAATCCTAAAATCGCCAACATTCTTCGTCTTCGTAATCCCTCTTCTGGATTTGCCATTAAGGAAATGACTGATGATGAAAAGCTCATGGTTCAAGACGCTTGCGACTTTCTTGAGCAATCTGGCTACAGAGTGGACTGTCAGATCCATCGCGTTGATTCTAGTGATTCTAATGTCGTTGCCTACTATTACGACGGCGCAATGCACCTCACTGACAAGGCGTTTGAATCTGGTCAATTTGAGCTAGTTCAGACTATCTTTGAAGAAAGCGCACATCACAAAGGTTTTGTGGATTACAGCTTGTCATTCCAGCAATACCTTATCAAGCAGGTTATTGTCCAATCCAGAAAGCGAATCAAAAAAGCAATTTGATTATATGGAGCCATGCAAGGAGTCCTGCAATAAGTTTGCAGAAGTAATTAAGAATCATCAATGGACCCTCAACAAAAACATTGGAATGATTAAAATGTATGTAGCAGACAGAAAAGATATGAGGCGAGTTCTTTCCTTGTATAAAAAAGGTGAATGGAAAGAAGCCTATAAGCACGCAAGGAGAATGGACACAGCCCCAAGAGAATATATTCCAGATAAAATCTGGGAAGACATCCAATCAGCATGAAGACCAAGATTGAAATCATTGAGGAGACAGCAAACTATTACAACGACAGTAATAGGTCCGTAAATAACGATGGAGAGTGCGTTTATATCGGCCAAGATGGGGCGATGTGCGCGTTCTCTCGTTGCTGTAATGAAAACTCTCGCGGTTATCTTTTGGCGGTGGATAACAGGCGATTGGCAGCATACAAAGGAGTCGGATCTCTTGAAGATCCCGAATCTCTCCTAAAGGAAGAATACAAGGGGCATTCATTAAGATTCTGGGAAGATATTCAGCGCTTTCATGACGATGATGAAAACTGGAATGAATACGGAATAACTGAATCAGGAATAAAAGAACTAAAAAAACTAAAAAAACTTTGGGAATGAAAAATAAATACACTTACGCACAAAAGCGTTCAAACTTGGCCAAGCTCGCAAAAGCGCTCATGTCTAGGAAGTTTAACATCAACTTTGATATGAGTCTATTTGCTTCAAGCATTGATGGTCAATTACTGCCAAATGAAGTAAAAAACAAATGCGGGACAACTTGCTGTGCTCTTGGACACGGGCCACTTATCGTTAATGGGAAAAGCGAAGCTCCTGACTGGGAGGATTATTGTGACGAGACGTTCATTAGGTTTAATAGCCTTAATGGATTGTTTTTGTTTTCTACATATTGGCCTGACGACAAGCTTCAGTTTGCAGCGCGAGTTTATCGTTACCTGAAAAGGAGAAAAATCACTCCAGAGCACCGCGATGAGACTATTGATCATGAATTTGAAGTGCCTAAAGCTTCTGATTTTGATCAGTTTATCCTTCCTTAATTTAAGGTGAAACAAAGCAATTATGATTCTGTGCAACGTCACTATTATTAGTAGTCGCATCCCCGGAGAAGAAGGAATCGTAACAGATTTCTTTTCTTTCATGGAGAAGACTTGGGAGTTGGTTTTCGATAGACTTCTTGATGTTTATCAAATTAAAAAGCCGAATAAAATCGACCCGATTTACGAGACTGACAATAACGGCAATGATATTCAAATAGGGTTTTGCGTTACAAAATGGTCGGATAGCGATCAAAAGACGGGCAAATCTACGTGGGAACAAAAATGGGTTTCATTTAAAGAGGTTGAGTTCAAGACTGCTGTATTGCCTGAATCAATTATCGCTAAAGGAGAATTAGCCGAGTCTAAAGACTTCGAAATTCCTTAAGCGCTTTGCGCTTGTTGATTTTTTGCTTTGTTGATTATGAATAAAGAAATCAAAAGACTAGGAGGAGTCGGAATCCTCAATGAGGACGACATTAAAGACTTTTCAAAAGCAGAAAAACTGCTCATCGAAAACCTTGAGGAAGGAGTCTGGTATCCAGTTGCTCATATTGTTCAGGTTCTTGGCCAACGAGAAGCACTTCGACGCTTGAGAGATTTGAGGAAAAAAGGTTACGTCGTTGACAAACAAAGGATTTCAATCTTTCGTGAGTTCTACTATCGCATTCAAAAGAAAGACTAAATATACATGATTACTAAGCGCGGCATCAATTCGTTTCCAGCCCCATTTGCGCGAGCAATTGCGAAAGACTCATACGACCCCGGCCAGTCCGACTTCACTGTCACAGGCCTACTCAGTCCTCCGCAAAGGACCTTTCTAGCCCAGAAAGCAAAGAAGATTGAAAGCGGATACTCGGCAACCATGTCGATCTTCGGCTCTGGAGTTCACAACGTGCTCGAGAACAATGTGGACGAAGAAGCTGGAGAGTTTGCAGAACGTCGCTTCTACCATCAAATTCAAGGTCTTCGCATTAGCGGTAAGATTGACCTGTATGCGCCGGGTGAAGTCCACGACTGGAAGGTGACTGCCAAAGTTCAAGAGGAAGCCAAACAAGAGCACCATGACCAAGCTCAAATGAATGGCTACCTCACGACCATTAACGGTTTCCAAGTCAATTCCGTTATCGTCAATTACTTCGACCGTTCGTGGAGCTACCTTCAATCACTGGTTAATCCAGCGTATCCAAAGACAGCGTTCACTGCCTTTGTTTTTGATTACGACGAAGAGTATGCGATTAAGAAGTTTGATGAGACCATCAAGGATCACGTAAACGCAAAGAACGGCACTCCTCGGCCATGCACCGATGAAGAGCGTTGGAAGAAGCCAGACACCTTTGCTTTGATGAAGCCAGATGCTAAGAAGGCATCCAAAGTTTGCTCCTCAATGGCTGAAGCGGAAAGCAACAAGAAGCCGGGACAAATCATCCAAGTTCGTCCGGGAGAGTCTACTTACTGCAAATTCTTCTGCGGCTTCCATCATGTTTGCCATCAATACCAAAAGGAACTAAGAACAGATGAAGAAATCTAATAATCCTGAGGCAAAACGCATCAAGCACTGGAAAGAAATTGTAGACAAAATAGTATCAGTCTACAATAAGTTTGATTCTGCTTGCAGTGCTAGCATTAACGCCGGATCAATGGACGTTAATGGACCACTCTATGATTCAATTTGGCGTGGATTTGCGGTGATGCTTAATATGGTTGACTGCCAAGGTTGGATTCACTGGTATATTTATGAAAATGAATGCGGCAAAAAAAAGTTCACGGCAGCTTCAGTAAAAGACAAAAAGCTAAAAAAGATTACCACAAGCAAAGAGCTAGCCGAATTAATTGTGGAATCAGAAAAACATTCCGCGAAGTAAATGAATTTGCCTAAGGAGATCCAAAATGTAATTGACCGAATGAAGGTTTCTGACTTGTCGATCACTGAAAACCACCTAGTTGTTGGGTGCAACGCTATTGAAGACGTCTGGAATTTCATTAAAGCAATACCTCTCCAATTTATTGGAATGCCTATCTGGATCAACGACAGGCCTTCGGCCTTGATTTTCAATGTGGTTGGAAAGAGTGTCCCAAAACCTCTTCTCCATAAATCTGAATTTCCTGAGTTTTAGCTCAGACTAACGTGCTAGTAGCTCAATTGGATAGAGCACCGCCCTTCTAAGGCGTAGGTTGAAGGTTCGAGCCCTTCCTAGCATACCAATTTTCCTCGCAGACTGGCAACTCCCGGCGAGCAGGGGTAAAGGGGGGATGCGCATCCCAAAAAACGCATACCATTTTGTCCTTCGTAATCCTAGTGAAAGGGACTAGCCGCAACGTACGAGAAGGAACGGCTCCTAAATGTGTTTAGGTAAATGCGGTGAACCAACACCAATAGCGCAGAACGCGGTGACGCTCGAGAAAGAACGAGATTACATTTCAGTTGCCGCAGTGAGGGCATTATTTGTTTAAGGCAGGGAGGCGGGTCAAGAGCCGCCCCTGGAAGACGGGAATATCAGACAGGTTAGCTACCGAATCAGACTACCCCCGCGCCACAAAACGAGAGTGAGCGACCTGACCGGCAATTGAAATGTGGTGGCTGTTTCTAAGTGCGAAACAAATGGAGACCGTTGCGCAAGTGGACCCTTACAAGCTCGCCCGACAGCTCAGGGCAAAGCACGAAGAATCAAGAGCTCAGGATTTAACTTGCGGATGAATGAGCAACCACCCAAGCCGCTGGCAGACCGGATAAAGTCTGCCACTACAGCACTCCAATGGACCGAACTCCAACGCTCCGCGTCGGGTTTTAATGTAGGTTCAGAGGAGCGCTTCTTCCAGCTTCGTTTCTTAGTCTGGGACAGTCGGGTTCGATTCCCGATGAGAAACGGGATTGGAATGTGGTAGATGACTGAGACAGGTCTAAGGTTGACGCAGCTAGAACCCGGAGTTGCCCGCTGCAAGGGCTACAACGAAGGGTCCGAAGGTTCGTCTCCTTCTCACCACACGCCTGACCGGCGTAACCGGTCACTACACTCCAGCCTCCGCAGTGAGCGGCAAACGAAAGCAAGAGACCGACCGGACAAGGGTGAGCAGAAACCTCATCTCGCGGCGGAGGTTGGAATGTGGTTGCCGCAGCAAACGTCTTTCTACTCAAACCAGAATCATGAACCAAGAGACCGAAAAGAACATCAACGAAGCTATCGACTGGCTTCAGGAAACCAGTGCGTCCGTGCAGGATTCCGCCGTCGAGCAAGCCCCGCTCTACTGCCGTGAGGTGGTGGCATGGGAGCTTTGGAGTGGAGTTGCGGGGGAGATGCTGGGGATCGGTGTGATCCTAGTCGGGTTGTGGCTACTGAGCATCGGAAGGGCGCTCATCCGCTGCGGCAATGATTGCGACGCCTTCCTCCCACTACTTGGAGGCGTTCTCGCCAGTGCCATCGGCGCGATCACACTGGCGGCATCGGCCTCATGCGCTATCAAAGCCGCTATCGCGCCACGAATGGTAATCGTTGAGCACTTTCGAGGGCTTAAAAACCAATGAATTAGGAATGAAATCAAGCGATGACACGAAATCTTGTTGCCTCGTTGAATTCAAGGTCAATAAAATTGAGCAATGCCAAAGAAACACGATTGCTTGCACAACAACAACCAATGGACGAAAAGCAGATTCCGTTCATTCGTAATGTCCGCTCTTAGAGGAGCAAGATGGCCAGTAAAGTATTCTGTAGTCCAAACATCCTTTGTGTCTTACGGAATTAATCCAAAGACTGGAAGAAAATGCAAATTACACAAATGCAATCTGTGTTCCAAACTGGTAATGCAGAAAGAGATTAAAGTAGATCACATTGATCCAGTTATTCCAGTAGATCACAAATGGAAGGAAAAAGAGAACTTCTTGGATTACAATTGGAACGAAGTGGTATCTAGATTGTTTTGCGAGAAAGAAAACCTTCAGGCTATCTGCAATGATTGCCACAAAGAAAAAAGCCAAGAAGAAAGAAAAGAAAGAAAACTAAAAAATGAAACAAATCATTGATACAGCATTCTCGAGTCCGTCAGCATTCATGGGTTGCTCTATTGTATTCTTCGTATGCTTTTTTACGTTGTTGTTCTTTTTGTTTCGAGTTTTGTTCTTGTTCCTTAGTTTCTGCAATATAATTACTAGGACTGTTAATGTTTGGATTAGAGGTTGGCCTCCAAAACATTGTGATTCTGCTGGCAACGTAGTTCACAAGATTGTCATCGAAGAACAGAAACAAGACGAATGAACATCCTAGAATCACTCAAAAAAGCAAGAGCATCAAAAGCCGATCAATTGGACTATGCTGTTCAGCTTCTTTATAGGAGCTATCCAATTTGGCCATCAACTTCTCCAAAATGCTCTTCTGAACACTGCATTAAGTCTGCAAGAGGTGGTGGATATTGTGCAAGCTGCATTGAAAAAGCCATCGCTGAAATCAGTGGATACCCAGACATGGCCTTTTTGCTTCACATGGAAATCAAAAGGTCAGCAGCTACTGGCATTTGGATTATTGAGTCAGCAATGCAAAGAAAAAAGAAGAAAAAGGAATGAAGGGAATCCCTAAACAAATTGAGAGGGCAATTCATCTTGGGCTCTCTCTTAGAGATTACGGCTTGTTGGTTACTATGATTGCTAATGGAGTTCCAATGACCAGACAGGAAATGGAAAGCGCGACAGCTTTTGATCCGTCTACTGTAATTCGTTGCACTCAAAAGCTTACAAAGCTCAACATTATCTTTCCTGATAGAAAACTTGTAGTTGGAGGATTGGGAAATAGAGCTGCTAAATTTGCAGTTAAAATGTAAAACCAAAACGAAAAATGATTATTAGAAAAGGACAGACATGGAAGGCAAGGGATGGATCTCTTCACAAAGTTACCAAGGTTCACCAAAATGGCACCTATCCAGTCACCAATGATATTTATTCTTGGAGAAGTGACGGAAAATTCAGCATTACTAGAATGGAGCATAGCCTAGATCTAATGGAATTGGTCCAAAAGAAAACCAGCAAGCCAAAGATTGACTCAAGTAAGACCGTGAAGAGTGACATGGTTAATCATCCTCCTCATTATACTAATTCTAGCATTGAGTGTATTGATGCCATTGAGGCCGCTCTTACTCCAGAAGAGTTTCGAGGCTTCTGCAAAGGAAATGCCCTTAAATATAGCTGGAGAGAAAAGCACAAAGGCGGAAACGAGGACCTAAAGAAAGCTCAATGGTACCTTAATCGAATTACAAGGAAATGAAGAAGCTTTACAAGGTAGCCATTGAAGCATTTGCAGTAGTAGTCGCTGAAGATGAAAAAGAAGCATGTAGAATCGCAAGGCATTATGGTAGTGAAATCATGAAGTCTGAAGGAGATTCAGCTCAATGCATTTGCGAGATCAAATCCATTAGTGACCTTCCTTATTTGTGGAACTCGGATTGTCTTCCTTATGGAACAAATGAAGACAAAACTATTTTTGACTACCTTTTTGAGGTTAAGTAAAACAACAACAGCAAAAAATGAACAACACAACAACAACTGCCGTCACTGGAACTAAAAACTTTACCCCAAAGCCAACCAAAACCGAAATTATTGAGGCGATGGTCACTCGGGCGAAGGTTAAGCACGATGAGGAGAACGCTCGCCAAAAGAAGCTTCGCGACGCGCTCGAAAAGAAAATCTACACCACTGCAATCAAGGAGGTAAAAAGCAAGAAAGCCGATGTTTCAATCTACGCGTATTACGGTGACGAAGAGCGTCTCCACTGTGACGTGCGTTTTGGTAACGTTAGATCGCCGGAACTCTCTGTGTTGTTTGAGGAATTCCGCAAGGTTTCTGGTGTCTTCTGAGACGAGAAAAGCGTTCGAAATTCTATTAAGCAGGAACTT